TAATAATAGACAACGCCTTATAGGGTTGTCGAAAATAAACTTTGCTTAACAAAAGGAGGTTTTTATGACCAATAAAGCACTATCTATTTTCAATCAATTAAGACCGTTATCAGTAGGATTTGACGATATGTTCGATCATTTCGAATCTATGTTCGAAGTACCTACGATAAACTACCCACCATACAATCTAGTAAAAACAGGTGACAATAAATTTGATATTGAGGTTGCTCTTGCAGGCTTCAATAAAAAAGATATTAACATTACTAGTGAGAACGGTATGTTGACTATCGAATCAAAACAAGATGAGAAGTCAAAAGATACTAAAGATGGTGAAGTGATCCATAAAGGTATTTCAAAAAGATACTTTAAGAGATCATTTACAATCGCTGACGATATTGAAGTCAAAGGCGCTGAGTTAAAAGACGGTCTATTAAAAGTATCTATGGAGAAGATTATCCCGGATGCTAAAAAACTGAAGACAATTGATATTAAATAATCAATTAAATAGAAAGGCGAGACTATTGACATCTCGCCTTTTTTACTATATAATAAATCTATTAACTATGAGGAGAATATAATATGAAGTTAAGTGAAAGTACAATCTCTATATTGAGAAACTTTTCCGACATTAATCAGAACATTCTGTTTAAACCAGGAAAAACACTTGCCACAATGTCAACAATGAAAAACATTATGGCAAAAGCAAAAATAGAAGAAGAGTTCGAACAAGAGTTTGGTATCTATGATTTACCAGAGTTCTTACGATCATTCGAAAAATTCTTAAAACCTAAATTAAATTTCAACGGCAGTGCAAATCTAAAAATTACAGATGAGTCTTCATCTTTAAAAACTAGATATCCATTTGCTGAGAAATCAACATTAGTAGCACCATCAAAAGAAATATCAATGCCTGATAAGACGGTTACTTTTAACCTGAAACAATCAGACTTTGATATGATTAAAGGTCAGTTTGCTACATTATCTTTACCTGATATTGCAATCAGAGGTAAAGGTGGTAAAGTTGAGATAGTTGCATTAGATAAAAAGAATAGTAATGCACCTGAGTCTTCTTTACCTGTAGGTGAAACTAATTTAGAATTTACTGCATATATTAAAGCAGAAAATCTAAAAGTAATACCAGGTGATTATGATGTTGCATTATCAAAAGCAAAGATTGCTCATTTCATAAACAAAAAAATAAGTATAGAATACTGGATTGCGTTAGAGACAGATTCGGAGTTTTAATATGAAAGATACTAAAGTTCAGTATCTTCATAACTTAACTGAATTTAAATCTTATAACGAGATTAAGTCTAGGGTCTTACATCATAAGTTCCCTTGGTTTTATTCTCCTGTATCAACTTCAGAAAAGTTTCCTTTTCTAGGCAATGAGATTGTAGATAGAGAAGGTAAGATATTATCTGAAGAAGGATTTAAACTTTGTTTAGAGTTGATGAAAGATATTACCGACAAGATGAAGGTAGACTTTGTTCAACCAATTAGAATATGTGTTAACATGACTCAGGCTGGTGTTTCACCTATTACAGATTGGCATGTGGATCATCCAGAAAGAGAACATAAAGTTTTATTAGTCTATTTCAATCAAACTAAAAAAGGTAATACTTTAGTTTCGACTACTAAATATGATAAGGATAAACCAGTTTTACCTGCGTTTAAATCTTATCCAGATAAGAATATTAAGAAAGGTGAAACTATTAAGCCATGTGAAGACACGGCTGTAGTGTTTGATGGATTAAGATGGCATACTGCTATACTTCCTGAACCAGGCACTAGAAGAGTCACATTAGTGGCAACATTTATATAATGAAAAGAGAGGTGAATATATTATGTCAGATTTTTTATGGGTTGAGAAATACAGACCTAGAAAAATACAAGATTGTATTTTAAGTGAAGACCTTAAAAATACATTTCAAAAATTTGTAGATAACAAAGAAATCCCTAATCTATTACTATCAGGCAGAGCAGGCACAGGTAAGACTACTGTTGCAAAGGCTTTGTGTGAAGAGATAGGTTGTGATTATATTGTTATTAATGGGTCAGATGAAGGTCGATATATTGATACGTTAAGAAATCAAATTAAAAACTTTGCGTCTTCAGTATCGTTAGAAGAGTCTTCAAATCATAAAGTTGTAATACTTGACGAGGCAGATTACATGAATGCTGAAACAGTTCAGCCTGCGTTAAGAAACTTTATAGAAACATTTTACAAGAATTGTAGATTTATTTTTACTTGTAATTACAAAAACAAAATACTACCTGCTTTACAAAGTCGTACTACAGTTATTGATTTTGAGATACATAATGGTCAAAAAGTCAAAACTGCTACTGCGCTTTTAAAAAGACTTTGTTATCTATTAGAAGAAGAACATTTAGAATATGATAAGAAAGTATTAGCAGAGTTAATTCAAAAACACTATCCAGACTTTAGAAGAACGATTAATGAATTACAGAGGTATTCAGTAAGAGGTAAGATAGATACAGGTATTCTAGTATCTCTTTCTGAAATACATACAAAAGAGTTAATTAATCTATTGAAGAACAAAGAGTTTGGTAAAATGAGACAATGGGTCGTACAAAACCTAGATAAAGAACCTGCGTCTCTATTTACAAATCTATATGAGGCATTATACAAATCACTAGTGCCTAAAACAATACCTCTAGCAGTATTAATTATTGCTGATTACCAATATAAATCCGCTTTTGTGGCTGACCATGAGATAAATATTGTGGCTTGTTTAACTGAAGTAATGCAAAGGTGCGAATTTAAGAAATGATAATTAGTCATAATCCGTTTGTTAGAATGATAGTAAAATTGAGAATGTGGTACGCAGATATTCGTGGTCATCATGGTAAAAGATACAATTATGAACCTGGTGATTGGTATATGGGTAGACACAATAAACGAAAAAAATGAAAAAAAAATATAATGAAATTTATTCATTAGGTAAATATCTTAATGCAATAAACTACACTAAAGAGCCCTTAATGGAGAATAAAGAAGATCCATTTTGGGAAAAGAAATACCCTGCCTTTGTACTCAATAGATGTTTATCTTATCACAAAGACCTAATTTTTATTGTTAATGAAATGAATCAAAGAGCAAATATATCCAACAGATTACAGTTTCATTTTTTGATAAATAGTATCAGAAGAATGAGACGATTTGGTAGTAAGTGGGCAACCACTAATAGATCAAAGGCATTTGACGCTATCAAAAAATATTATGGCTATAGCAACGAAAAAGCAAGAGTAGCTTTAGACATATTATCAAAAGAACAACAAGGCACTATAATTAAAAAAGTGTCAGTAGGTGGGAAACATGAGTGAAGAAAAATTGAATTGGTCACCTGAAAGTATGTTAGAGGTTACACTCAAACAACCAGATGACTTTTTAAAGATACGAGAGACCTTATCTCGTATTGGTGTTGCAAGTAGAAAAGATAAAACTCTATTTCAATCTTGCCACATTTTACATAAACAAGGTAAATATTATATTGTACACTTTAAAGAGTTGTTTGCTTTAGATGGTAAAACTGCTACTCTATCTATCAATGATATTCAGAGAAGAAATACAATTAGTGCTTTATTACAAGACTGGAGTTTACTATCAGTAGTAAGACCAGATGAGTTAGAAAACAAAGCACCTTTATCACAGATAAAAATAATTGCTTTCAAAGATAAGAAAGAGTGGAACTTACAAGCAAAATATAATATTGGTAAAAAAACAGAAGAAAAAAAAGAAGACGTTAAATAATTAACTAGTGAGGATATATTATGATTAAGTTATATAGGCTGACAACAGGTGAGGACCTTATAGGTAAACAACTAACAGCCGAAGATGTTGATGGTGAAGAAACAAATCACATAGACTATCAATACATAGATCGACCATTTGTACTAATACCAATGAGACAAGGTACAGGACAGGCGACTATTGGTTTTCATCCGTACATACCTTATACTGAGGACAAAGTAATTAAAATTAAATTCGCAAATATAATTACAATTACTAATCCAGATGATAAGATTAAAGAGGCTTATGAACAAAACACAAGCACAATTAAATCGGCAAAACCAAAATTGATAGTGTAATGGAACAATTAGGCAAACCTAAATCACAATACTACGATTACATTGACAACAAGCAATGTGATATACAAAGTATTATACATTGTATAAACCTTCAAGGCAAAGACCTTGTAGGTGTTGAAGTTGGTGTATTCTTTGCTAAATCTTTTTGTACATTACTTCAAAATTGTCCTAATATAAAATTACTTTACGGTATAGATAGATACAAACCATATACAGATTATCTTATTGAAAATTATGATATGAAAAATGTGGATGCTATCTATGATGAAAAACAAATAGAGAGTATTAAATTAAGTGCTTATCACTCTATAAAATTTTCAGGCCATAAAGATAAGGCAAAGATTATAGAAGAAGACCATATAGAAGCTTCAAAAAAATTTGATAATGAAAGTTTAGATTTTGTGTTTGTAGATAACTATACAAATCATAAAGAGATTATAGATAGTTTAGAAACATGGTATCCTAAAGTTAAAAAAGGTGGTCTATTTGCAGGACACGATACACACTTAAATGTAGTAAAATTAGGCATAGCAGAATTTAGAGAACGAAATAAAATAGATAACCCAATATCTTTTTTTGATAAAACATTTATATGGAGAAAATAAAAGTATATTTTATTCAACAAGATGGTCGTAAAGTTGAAGTAGAGGTAGACCCAGGCAGAACATTAATGGAGGCTGCAAGAGATTATGCGCCAGAAGCTATTGATGAAATCTATGCTGATTGTAGTGGTTGTTGTTCGTGTGCCACTTGTCATGTCATAGTAGAAGATGACTGGATTAAAAAGACAGGCAAGATTAAAAACAATAGTGCCGAACAAGAATTATTAGATTATGAACCCTTGGCAAAAGATAATAGTAGATTATCTTGTCAAATATTTTTAGAAAAAAAACACGATGGACTTACGGTTAAGATACCAACATAGTCAATTTGACTTTTTTGAAAAAGTGAAGTATAATATAGATAATGAATTTTTACACAAATGTTATAGAATATAGAGGCAAACTTTTAATTAGAGGTGTTGCAAACGGACAATCATATTTAAGTAGAATTAATTATGAACCTACTCTATTCATACCTACAAAAAACAATACTGAATTTAAAACACTTGATGGTAAAAACGTCACAGATAAGAAGTTTGGTAGTATAGTAAAAGCAAAACAATTTATTGAAACATATAAGTCTATGCCTGAGTTTAAAGTATATGGCATGACAAGATATAATTATCAATATATCGCAAATGAATATCCTAAAGATATACAGTGGGACAAAGATAAAATTAAAATCTTTACGCTTGATTTAGAGTGTGAATGTGAACATGGTTTTCCTGATCCTGATACTGCAAGAGAGCCTATTATTTGTATTACGGTCAAAAATCATAGTAATAAACAAATCTTAACTTGGGGTATCGGTGACTTCTTAACAAAGAAATCAAATGTAACCTATGTCAAATGTGAAAACGAAAAACATTTACTATTAGAGTTTCTAAAGTTCTGGTGTAAAAATCATCCTGATATTGTCACTGGTTGGAATGTTAAGTTCTTTGACATACCTTATCTAATGAATAGAATGAGAACAATATTTGATAATGACACAATTAATAAAATGTCGCCTTGGAATTATGTTAACGCTGAACGAGTACAATTAGGAACAAAGAATCAACAATACTGGAATATGTTAGGCATATCTGTATTAGATTATTTTGATTTATATAAAAAGTTTACCTATGTTAGACAAGAGTCTTATAAACTTAATTACATTGCAAAAGTAGAATTAGGTGAATCTAAATTAGATAATCCTTATGACACATTTAAAGAGTTTTATACAAATGATTATCAAAAGTTTGTTGAGTATAATATCCAAGATGTAGAATTAGTTGATAGACTAGAAGATAAAATGGGTTTGATTGATCTATGCTTAACTATGGCATATGACTTTAAAGTTAATTATACAGATGTTTATTCGCAAGTAAGATGTTGGGATACTTTAATCTATAATCATTTACATAAAAAGAAAATTGCAATACCACCAAGAGAAGACCATGATAAGGCAACACAATTTGAAGGCGCATATGTAAAAGACCCACAACTAGGATTACATAAGTGGGTTGTTTCTTTCGATTTAAATAGTTTGTATCCTCATTTAATTATGCAATACAATAATAGTCCTGAAACTTATGTAGGTGTAGAACCTAAAAATATAGGTGTAGAAAATTATCTTAATCAAAAGTTTAATCTTAAATGGTTAAAAGAAAAAAACTTAACTATTGCACCTAATGGTGCTTTGTTTAGAAGAGACAAACAAGGTTTTTTACCTGAGTTAATGAAAAAGAATTATGACGCTAGAGTTATCTTTAAAAAGAAGATGATAAAAGCAAAACAAGAATATCAAAAAACAAAAGACCCTATTTACAAAAAAGAAATTAGTAGATGTCACAACATACAAATGGCAAAGAAAATATCTCTAAACTCTGCTTATGGTGCAATCGGCAATCAATACTTTAGATACTTTGAAAAGAACCAGGCAGAAGCGATTACTATGGGTGGTCAGTTAACTATTCGTTGGGTAGAAAAAGATATAAACAAGTTTATGAATAAAGTATTAGGTACAGATAATCAAAATTATGTAGTTGCGTCTGATACAGATTCAATCTATTTAAGATTAGATGAATTAATACAAAAAACTTGTAAAGATAAAACACCTCAACAGATTACAGATTTTTTAAACAAGGCCGCTGAAGAGAAGATACAAAAAGTTATTGATAAGAGTTTCGAAAATCTTGCAGAATATGTAAATGCCTATGAACAAAAAATGATTATGAAACGAGAAGCAATTGCCAACAAAGGCATATGGATTGCTAAGAAAAGATATATTTTAAATATGTATGATGAAGAAGGTGTTAGATATGAATATCCTAAACTTAAAGTTATGGGTGTTGAAGCAGTTAAGTCATCTACACCTGAAGTTTGTAGAGGTAAAATTAAAGAGGCAATACGAGTTATTATGAATCAATCCGAAGATGATTTGATTAAGTTTGTTGCAGATTTTAAAACACAATTTAAAAATTTAAGTCCAGAAAGTATTGCGTTTCCTAGATCATGTAATAACTTACAAAAATATATTGACTCATCACAAATTTATAAGAAAGGTACACCTATTCATGTAAAAGGTTCTTTACTTTATAATCATCATTTACGTAAACATAATTTAGAACAAAGATATCCTATAATTAAAGAAGGTGATAAAATAAAATTTTTAATGTTAAAACAACCCAACTCTGTTAAAGATACCGTTATTTCTTTTTCAACATATCTACCTAAAGAGTTTAAATTAAAACAATACGTAGATTATGATGGTCAGTTTGAAAAAACATTTACAGATCCACTAAAGTTCATCTTAAATGCTATCAACTGGGAACTAGAAAAAACAGCAACTTTAGAAAGTTTCTTTACATGATAACAGGTATAATAATATTATTAATAGTACTACATTGGAGTTTTTCTTTCGGTATGTATATTGCAGCCGTTAGTGATATACCAATTAGTAGATTTTTGGTGTTAATGTTTTTTATAAAAATGATGACATCAAGTTTAACCACAGGAGGAGTATAATGCGTGAAGGCATGACGTTACCAAAGGTAACATTTAAAGTAAGAACAGGAGATCAAGCACCAGAAGATGGTGGATGTCCTATTGGGGGTACTTGGACAGATAAAACAACAGATGATTACTTCAAAGGTAAGAGAGTAATCTTGTTTAGTTTACCAGGTGCATTTACACCAACCTGCTCATCAAAACAATTACCAGGTTTTGAATATAACTATGACAAAATAAAATCATTAAAGATAGATGAAGTTTATTGTATGAGTGTTAATGACTCGTTTGTTATGAATGCTTGGGCAGAAAAAATGAATATATGTAATGTTAAAGTTATACCTGACGGATCAGCAAATTTGACTAGATTTTTAGGTATGTTAATTGGCAAAAATCATTTAGGTTTCGGCAATAGAAGTTGGCGATTTATGACTGTAATCAATGACGGTGTGATTGAAAAATGGTGGCAAGAACCAGGTATCAATAATGACGGTACCGATGATGATCCATATATTGAAACTACACCAGAAAATATGTTAACTTATTTACATGGACCACATACTCAAACAAGATAAGAAGTATAATGTAATATACGCAGACCCACCATGGTCTTTTAAAACGTATTCTAATAAAGGCAAAGATAGAAGTCCTGAAAAACATTATAATGTTATGAGTTTCAAAGACATATGTAATATGCCTGTAAACAATATAGCAAATGACAATGCAGTATTATTAATGTGGGTTATTGATCCTTTATTAGATAAAGCATTTGAAGTAATTAATGCTTGGGGTTTCAAGTACAAAACTGTAGCCTTTACATGGGCAAAGACAAATAAAAAATCTGAGGGTTTCTTTACAGGTCTAGGTTATTGGACTAGAGGTAATCCTGAAATGTGTTTACTTGCAACAAAAGGTAAACCACAACGTGTTAGTAAATCAGTACCTCAATTAGTTGTAGAAAAACGTAGAGAGCATAGTCGTAAACCAGATGTTATGTATAGTCATATAGAGAATCTATTACAAGGACCATACATAGAATTGTTTGCTAGACAACAAAGAGAAGGTTGGGATAGTTGGGGAAATCAAGTTGACAAATTTAACTAAAAATGATATAATATAGTATGGATTATTTGTACAAATACGCAGATCATAATAAATTACCTATAATGGATCAAATTACATTTGAGCGTTATACAAACGAAGTAGGTAAAGAAAAATTTAGAGAAGACTTGGCTGCATATATTGAAAAAGAAAGACCAGTATTTCCTTTAAAAAAAATTACAAAAGATGATGTAAGAAATGGTTTTAAAGATTTACAAAAGTTTGATACAGCAAAATATTTAAAAGTAGATGTAGATAATGTAATGGAAAAGTATGATGATTATGCAAATCCATATAGTACATTTGGTCTAGGTATCATAGACGCACCATCTACATTTAATAATATATCAAATTACTTTCATCAAAAGACTAGATTAAATTGTTCTAGTTATAGTTTCAAAGCACCTTTAGACGTATGGCAAAATGGTAATGCAAAAGATATATGGCGTTGTCTAGGTCCTATGTGGCGAGGTATCAACGATATGAAAAAGGTTGTGGTTGATGGTAAAGAAGAATTAAGAGGTGGTAAATTAAGTGAGGCAAGTTATTTAAGTGCATTTAGATTAGGTACATATATTGCAACACAATTTAAACCTAATGTTGCAAAAACAATTTATGATATAACTAATGCAGGTAGAGTATTAGATACTTCATGTGGTTGGGGCGATAGACTTGCAGGTTTTTATGCTAGTAATGCAACACAATATTATGGTTGTGATCCTAATCCTAATACATACGAACAATACATGGAACAATGTGTATTCTATGAAGAGTTATTGGGTAATGGTGCTGATGTAGATGAAAGAGTTGATAGTCAAGGTAGAAATTATTTTGTAATGTCAGGTCGTAAGTTTGTAAAGATATATAGATGTGGTGCTGAAGATTTACCTTGGGATGAAATTACAGATATTGATTGTGCTTTTACAAGTCCACCATACTTCTCTACTGAAGAGTATAACAAAGGTGGTGAACACGAAGAAGATCAATCATGGCATAAGTTTAATGAATATAATAAATGGCGTGATGATTTCTATTTACCAGTTTCTAAAAACACATTTAATTCATTATCATCAACAGGACATATGTTTATAAACATCATGGATCCTAAAGTAAAAAATCATAGACACAAAAGTTGTGATGAATTAGTTGCAAGTTTAAAAGAACATTTTATGGGTCAAATAGGAATGAGAATTATGCAAAGACCTAAATCAGATAAGTTGTTTGAAAGTGAAGAGGCAAAACAAGAGTTTATGAATAAGACATATATAGAGAATGTATGGTGCTTTGCAAAAAAAGAATTAGATTATTTTAGAGAAGCAAGAACAAGTGTATTACCAATATGATTAAATTTATTAAAGAGTTAATATCATCATTTAAAAAAGACAAGCCTAATATTACATGGTTTACAGATGTACCAGGTCTACAAAATATTATGCCTATTATTCCTGCAAAACAACACATGCCAGAATGGTATAAACAATTAGAAAGAAAAAGACCAGATAGAGCTCATTTAGAGACACCTCACGTGACAAAACAAAACAAAGGAACAATTAGACATTGTCCTGCGATACCTGAATATCTATCAATGGGTTACATTGTTCCACTATGGTGTGATGTATGGATTCATTCAGATGAGAAGTCATGGCGATATAAAATACCTACTGAAAAATTTAAATTTACTAATCATGGTAATCATCAATACAAAGATTTAGTACCAGAACACGCAAAAGATTTTGCTTTTATATTTAAACCTTCTTGTCCTTGGTATGTTAAGACATCACCAGGTTGGAGTGTATTACAACTACCAGTTTACTATGATTTCAACCAAGACTTTCATACTTTACCTGGTGTAATTAGATCAGATATACACAATCAAATTAATCAACAAATGGTTATAAAAAGATATGGTGAAGTTAATTTAAAAAGAGGAACACCTATTGCACAATATATTCCTATTAAGAGAGAATTTATAAAAGATTTTGTCACATACACAACACCAACTCATAGACCAGAATTACATTATGGTGTTGAAGCACAAAGACTAAATGTAGCAACAAAATGGTTTGGTGGTTACAATTGGTTAAAAACACAAAAGAAGGACGAGAAAAAATGTCCTATTCATAAATAGTATGATGGCAATTGCAGAAAAAAAATACAAAGAATTAAAACCATATTGGGACTTTCAACGAAAGTTAGAGTACAATAGAGAATTATTAAAAAAACAAGTTGTTAATGTTCAAACAAAATATAACTTTCATCATCCAGAAATGTCACCAGATGATATGTTTACTTTGTTATGGGATAAGATTACACAAAATGATTTAGAGACACCACCTAAAACGTGGGTACCTGAAAATGATGAATTTAAATTATGGAACGAACTCAAACAATTGTCTAAATCTACTGGTAGACCAGTTGTATTAAGAGCTCGTCAGAGTAATGAGGATAGTAATATATAAAGGCTACAATAACTATATGACACATGATTTTGTTTCAAAGGACATTGACAAAGTAATGAAAGTGTGTTATGATTTAAATATCAAACAATATAGTTTAGTGTTTAGTGATAAAGAAAAGGATGATTATGAACGATTTTTTAAAAGAAGTAATTAAAGAGACAGGTAATGAATATGCCACACTAGTAAGTGAAGGCGTTGAAGCAGGTGATGTAGATAGTTTTATTGATACAGGTAGTTATACTTTAAATGCCTTACTATCAGGTAGTATCTATGGTGGTCTTCCTGCAAACAAAATTACTGCGATTGCAGGTGAAGCTGCAACAGGTAAAACTTTCTTTGCTCTAGGCATTGTAAAAAGTTTTTTAGATAAGCACAAAGACGCAGGTGTGATTTACTTTGAATCAGAAAGTGCGTTAACAAAAGATTTAGTTGAGAGTAGAGGTGTTGATAGTAAACGAATGGTTATTGTACCAGTTGCTACAGTACAAGAGTTTAGACACCAATCTATAAAAGTTGTTGACAAATATTTAGAACAACCAGAAGATAAAAGAAAACCTATTATGTTTGTATTAGATAGTTTAGGAATGTTATCTACTACAAAAGAAATGACCGATACAGCAGAGGGTAAAGAAACAAGAGATATGACAAGATCACAAATTGTCAAGGCTGCATTTAGAGTTTTAACATTGAAACTAGGTAAGGCAAAAATACCTATGATTATGACTAATCATACTTATGATGTTATTGGTTCAATGTTCCCACAAAAAGAAATGGGTGGTGGTTCTGGTTTAAAATATGCTGCCAGTAATATAGTATATCTTTCAAAAAGAAAAGAGAAAGATGGTAAAGATATTATAGGTAATGTCATACATTGTAAAAATTATAAATCAAGGCTGACAAAAGAAAACGCTATGATTGACGTAAGACTAACTTACAAACATGGATTAGAAAGATACTATGGATTATTAGACCTTGCAATTAAACATGGTGTATTTAAATCAGTATCAACAAGAGTAGAATTACCAGACGGATCAAAACAATATGCTAAGACTATCAATAATGAACCTGATAAATTCTATACTAAAGAGGTTCTCAATAAGATTGACGAAGTTGCCAAAAAAGAATTCCTCTATGGTGCAGAATAAAACAAAATACGCTTTTGTTCAGAGAGAGGTTGATGACTTCTCATGTATTAAGATTACCAGTGGGCCATACGAAGGTGTTATATACACCTATGGTCAAGTTAAGTTTGCCTCAGAAGAAAATAAACAAGGCGAATTACCTTTAAAATTTACTTATAACGTACAAAGAAATATAAATGATGTAGATACCGAAAGTGAAGAATTTAGATTCGCTATAGGCGATATACTAATAGAAGTAATGGAAAAACAACTAAAGGAAGGTAAACTTAATATAAATGACCCACAGACTCGAAACGACAATACTAACTAATCTAATTCACAACGAAAACTTTAGTAGAAAAGTTTTACCTTTCCTAAAAACAGATTACTTTACTTCAAATGAAGAAGTAACCATATTTGAAATTATAGAAAGTTATATTATTAAATATAACAATCTACCATCTAAAGAAGCAATCAGTATTGAATTATCTAATCTAAAAAATATTACCGAAGATGAATTTAAGATTGCAAAAAGAGTATTAGAAACTTTAAAAGCAGATGAAAAAACTGATATAGAATGGTTAACAGATACAACAGAGAAGTGGTGTAAAGATCGTGCTGTACATAATGCTGTACTATCAGGTATCAAAATATTAGACGGCAAAGATAAAAAACATACACCAGAGGCAATACCATCTATACTATCAGACGCTCTTGCTGTTTCGTTTGATACACATATTGGGCATGATTATCTAAATCAAGCTGATGACCGATTTGAATATTATCATAGAGAAGAAGAAAGATTAAAATTTGATTTATCATATTTCAATAGAATAACAAAAGGTGGTATACCACCTAAAACTTTGAACATTGCTCTTGCAGGTACTGGTGTTGGTAAATCTTTGTTTATGTGTCATGTGGCTGCGTCTATGATTATGCAAGGCAGAAACGTATTGTATATAACTTTAGAAATGGCTGAAGAAAGAATTGCTGAAAGAATTGACGCAAACTTATTAGATGTAACCGTTGATGAATTATACGAAATGCCTAAACAATATTATGATACAAAGATTTCTAAATTAAAAAAGAAAGCACATGGTCAATTAATTATTAAAGAATATCCTACTGCGTCTGCTCATGCAGGCCATTTCAAAGGACTTATTGATGAACTTGCATTAAAGAAAAGTTTTAAACCAGATATTGTATTCATAGATTATTTAAATATATGTTCATCTAGTAGATTTAAAGGTGGCAATATATCATCTTATTTTTATGTTAAGGCAATCGCTGAAGAATTAAGAGGTCTTGCTGTAAGAAATAATTTACCTATTGTATCTGCTACACAAACAACTAGAACTGGTTATATGTCAAGTGATGTTGGTTTAGAAGATACTTCAGAAAGTTTTGGTCTTCCTGCAACTGCTGATTTTATGTTTGCTCTTATATCAAATGAAGATTTAGAAGAATTAAATCAAATGAAAGTTAAACAATTAAAAAATAGATATAATGATCCTGCTGTAAATAGATCATTTATTGTTGGTGTTGATAGAAGTAAAATGAGACTATATGATGTAGAACAATCAGCACAAAACTTATCAGATGGTAACCAAGAGAGTGAAGAACAACTTAATCAACCTGCAGGACCTAGACCTGCTGAAAATGTTTACGATAAGTTTTCTGATTTTAAAGTATGAACAAAATAGAATTGTTTAGTACACCTATAATCTATATTGAAAATTTTTTAGATGACAATATAAGAAAAGATATTGTTAAACACATAAAAGACAATTCAAATGTTTTTAATAATTTAGGTAATGTAGAAGGTGTAGGATATGGCAACTTTAAAATATCACATTATAAAAATGATAAGTTTAAATTTAAAGATGGCGATTATATAGTAGATTATTTTACAAACAATGTACCAGAATGTAAAAATTTAAAACAAGATATACAAAACATAATAGATAAAACTTCAATAGAATTAGGATTTAAAAATTTAAAAGTAGATAACTCATGGATTACAATTATGGATAAAGATAGTAGTTTAATGAAACACGACCATATACCCTCTAAATTAAGTGGTGTGATATACTTAAATATAGATGATTCAAGTAGTGATATATATTTTTATAATCCAAACGATAAAGTCAAATTATATAAGTTTGATAATATTGATAAAAACAATTGCATAAATTTTAATTTTAAACCTAAGAATAATGATTTAATAATATTCCCATCGTGGATAGAACATGACTCTAGTTATAAAGTAAACCAAACAACAGATAGGATAGCATTAAGTTTTAACTCATTATGAAAAAGAAAATTAAAAAACGAATAAATAAGGGTGTGTATTACAAGTCTGCTATGGTTAAAAAGAATGGCAAGATAATATGGAGAGCAGTTGAAATGCCTAAAGGTCAGGTTTTAAAAGAATCTTTCTTTGAAGAAGATGTAAAAGCACTTGTTAAATTTCAAAACAAAAACAAAACATTTGGTAACTATGGTTTCCCATCTTGTTTTGATAAGAGAAGCGATGAAGAAATATCAAATAGCAAGAAACGATTTTGAAGTAAATAGAAAAGAAGCTATTTTTGAGTTTCAACTTGATGAACCAGAAATGGATAAACTTCTTATAGAAGAAATAGAAAAAGTAGGCGATCAACAAGGGCATAAAACAAACGCACAATGTCAAATGACATATTGGCAAATGTGGGAATATCCTGGTTTTGAAAGATTTGCTAAAATGTATTTGGATGCTTGTGACGCTATTTCTCGTATGCAATTTAATCCAACTCATAACTATAAGTTTTTAATAAAAAATCTATGGGGTTTAAAGTACACTTCAGGTCAAACAACTAAAGCACATGATCACTGGCCTGCTATCTATTCCTGTGCTTATTACATAACGGCACCAGAAGGTGCCCCAGGTTTATACTTTCCTGAAGTAAAAACAAAAGAAGGACTTGGTGTAGAGAAAAAAATCAAACCAGGAATGTTATTAATTTTTCCTAGTATGATGAGGCATGAAGTTAGACAACAACCTTTTGAAGGTTACAGATATACCGTTTCAGGTAATGTTTACGCAGATTACAAAAGTTAGATAGCCTAATACATAAATATATGTATGGCAGACAAGACAACATTATTAGAATCAGCACAAGCACTATTTTCTTCACTTGCAGATAATGTAGGTGCAAGTAGTATAGATAAGGCATTTGACCTTAAAACATATCCCACATTTACAGATTTTAAAGACAAGTATAATAAAAAGTTAGAACTAGCGTTTAAACGACTAGATACACCTGGTGTTTCTTATAATGACATAACTAAATTTCTAACTTCTAATAATGATTGGTATACATCATCTAATCTAATTGCAGTAGAACTAATTAAACAAATAGAAACAATAGATAAAGATTACAAAATTAAAGGTAAAGGTTATCAAAATCTATTTTACTTTAGAGGTGATAAAGATGTTATGGGTACTATACAAAAGTTATGGTCTATGGCAAACAAAATGCCTATCACTATAAAAAATCAAACAAGATTTGGTGACATAAACAAATGGTCTCCTGCCGACATATATCTTGCAAGTAAAATGGCAAAAGATAAATTAAGAACTACATTAGCAGAAGCTAAACCCAATTCATTTGGGTTCCCACAATTAAATGTTTTAATAAGTGATTTAATTGATAGTGGTAATATGTTGCCTTTATCACTAAAGAAAACTACAAAAAAAGCTATAATACAATTAGTTAACTTTGATAGAAAAAAAGAAATTCAATCACTAAAAAATTTAGTGGTAAAAGGAACAACAGACTGGAAACCTTATAAGAAAGTTGCCTTTGGTAAGAAGACAGAAACTAGAGATATGAGAATATTACTTAAATCTGGTGATATAAAATTTAGACACGACCCTAGTGCTAAAAGATTTGTTGCAGAGTTTTTAGGTGGTGGTGCAGAGGCAAGAGGTGGTTCAATAGGTTCTATGAAAGTATTTGCTAACTTGTTATCATTTGTAGATAGACAAACAGGAGTAAAAGTAAAAAAATTATATGAAGATGGTGAGAAGATGTATTTTAAACAGATTGAACCTATTGTAAAACAAAGATCAGCATTAGAAAGACAAAATAAAAATTTATTCAATTTTAAAAGAGGTGAAATATCTGCCTTAAATATTATTAATAATATTATGCCCGTTCTGAAGAAGTGGTTTAGAAGAACAGATAAAAAAAGTCAACAACAAATTAATGACTTTGTTTTAATTATGTATCAATATGTAACCTCTCGTACACCTCTTTCAGGCAAGTTTGTTATTGCCAAAGGGAATTAGAATGAAGTTAACACTTAAAGAAAGATGGAAGAAGGCTTGTAATACAGACAACATTATAGATTTTTCTGTTGATGTTGGACTTATTGCCTTTGATGTTCTAGCAAGTCCTATATTAATAGTCGTTAGAATCTTTCGTTGGGTAATGAATAAATGGGTTAACGGTTATATTAAGAGATTTTTAAAGTGGTTTGTACATAAAGTATTAAAAATCAAGTAATCTAATCTTATAAATATTGTCGTAAGTAGTGATTTATTAATGGATTTGATTGGAATTTTTATTGACAATGGCCTTGAATTTTGATATAATGGATATAGTGGGAAACAAATGTATAGTTTTAAACAATATCTAAATGAAGCTAAAAATACACATTTAGAACATTTAGAAGATAACATAATCAATAACGGCTACTCAGGTGGCTTAGAAGCAATAGAGTTTCTTAAATCGTTAAGAAATATGCTTTTAGGATCATCTCGTAGAAAAGTTAATCTATCAGTCAAATGGGATGGTGCGCCAGCTGTATTCTGTGGTATCAATCCTGAAAACAACAGATTTTTTGTTGGATCAAAATCTGTCTTCAATGTAAATCCTAAAATCAATTACACACAATCAGATATAAGAAAAAATCACGCAGGTGGTTTAGCAGACAAACTAATTGTTTGTTTAAAAGAATTACCAAAATTAAATATCAAAGGTATCGTTCAAGGCGATTTATTATATACACCTAAAGATATTGAAAAAGTAAGTATTAGAGGTGAAGACTCAATTGCGTTTAAACCTAACACTATTACTTACGCTGTACCTCAAAATACTGATCTTGCAAAAAGAATATTAAGAAGTAAATTAGGCATAATCTTTCACACTACTTACACAGGTCGAAAGATGGTTGATTTAAAAGCAAGTTTTGGCGTTAATGTAAACTCATTTACAAAGACGCCATCAGTATTTTTTGATGACGCTAGTTATAAAGATAACTCAGGTGTTGCAACATTTACAGACGCAGAAAGTGATAGATACGATGGCATGTTAAGAATGGCTATGGGTTCTATTGGCAAAGGCAAAAGAATTTTAAATTTATTAAAATCACAAACTAATTTATTATCAGTTGGTGCAAGATTAAAAATATACTTTAATGATTATATCAAAAGAGGTAGAGCAATAAGTGGTGTAAAAAAACTACAAACAGATTTTAGAAAATATTATGCTTCAGTTTTAGATGACGAAATTACAAAAAGAAAAACTGATAGTGCAAAAAGAAAATATGAAACTATTAGAAACGAAGGTTTAAAATTTATTGATAGATATGAAAATGAGATATACTTTGCAATCGCAAGTTATGTATCTTTACAAACAGCAAAAAACTTTTTAGTAAGTAAGATGAATCAAATTAAATCTATCGGTACATATCTACAAACTAACAATGGATTTAAATTAACTAATCCAGAGGGTTATGTTGCTGTAGATAGAATGGGTAATGCTGTTAAATTAGTAGATAGATTAGAATTTAGTACTGCTAACTTTAATTTACAAAAGAACTGGATAAAAGGATAATGAAAACATTTTTGACATTTTTAGAAGAGACAACTAGAAGAATTATATTAATGGGTGGTCCTGGTTCAGGCAAATCTACTTATGCAGAATACATTACAAAAAGGTTTTCTATACCTCATATCTATCCAGGTGGCATGTTAAGAAAAGAAGTAGAAAAAGGTAGTGAGATAGGAAAACAAGTTGCAGATATAATTTCAACAGGTCAATTTGTGCCTAATGAAATAGTCTTAAAATTAATTAAAGATAAAGTAGATCAATCACCTACTGGTTATGTTTTAGATGGTTGGCCTAGATATATGACGCAAGTAAGAGATATGGAAGAGGCAAACATAGGTTACGATAAAGTTATATTTTTAGATGTCAGTAGAGAAGAAATTTTAAAAAGATTATTAGCAAGAGGTAGAGCAGATGATACTGAAGAGATAATCAATAATAGAATAGACTTATACAATAGAGAAACAGGTCCTGCAGTAGAACATTTTAGAGACAAACCTGGTTTCGTAGAAATAAAAGCAGAGGGTGGTACAATAGAAGATAACGCTAATAAAATTATAAAGGCAATAGAAGATGGAAATTAAAAGTTTTGCACAACAGATAAATGAGGGTCTTTATGATCCAGGTATATTCAAAGCATTTTTTCTTGCAGGTGGTCCTGGTTCAGGTAAGACATTTGTAGCTTCTTCAGCATTTGCAGGTTCAGGTTTAAAAGTTGTAAACTCTGATATTGCATTTGAAAGAGAAATTAAAAAGGCAGGTTTGTCTATGAAAATGCCAGATGAAGAAGAATACTTTAGAGATATATTAAGAAAGAAAGCAAAAGGTACCATTTTTAATCAATTACAAACTTATTTAAAAGGTAGACTTGGTTTAGTTATTGATAGTACAGGTAGAGATTATGATACTATTGCTAGAAATGCTAATATGCTTAAACAATTAGGATATGATTGTTATATGGTATTTGTAAATACTAGTTTAGATGTTGCTTTAGAAAGACAAAAAAGAAGAGAAAGAATTGTACCAGAATATATTGTAAAGAAAAACTGGGAAGGTGTACAAAGTAATATCGGTAAGTTTCAAAGACTATTTGGTATGAATAATTTTGTTGTAGTTGATAATAATAGATCAGAGGCAGAATTAGTAACCATAACATTAAATAATATATCAAAAATAGTTAGACGAATGATTACAAAACCTATATCATCTTACATTGCAAAAAGATGGATGGCAGGTGAGAGAAAAACAAAAAGAAGAACATGAAGAAATTTAAAGAGTACATGAGTTTAGTTGCAGATAAAAGATGTCCTGACGGATATAGATTTGACAATAAACTAAAGGTTTGTGTTCCTACAGGAAATAAATATGTAAGATACCCTTTCTTTGGTCGTATCGGCACAACAAGTAAAAACGCTGATACAGATAATACAAATGGTAATGGTGATACTAACGGAAATGGTAACGGCAATGGTAATGGAAACGGTGGCAATGGCGCAAACGGTGGTAACGGCGGCAATGGAGGCGGCGGAGAATAATGAGATTTAAAGATTTTATAAAAGAGTCTATTATAGACATACCTAGAAAGACATACGCAAGACCTGTATTTGATAATCCAGATACAAGTAATCCTAGTTTAAAGCCTGCTGTAAGAAAACAAATAATAGACGGAATTAAAACATTTGAAAAATTTGGGAAAGTAGTTAAGTATACCTTAATTGGTTCTATACTAACAAAACAATATAGAGATGACGCTGATTTAGATGTAAATATCTTATTTGATATACCTGGTTCACAGGAAGAACAAGAAAAGGTACATGAAAAAATAAGAGAATATCAAGGCGAAATAAATGGTGAAACAATACCCGGCACCGATCATCCTGTAAACTACTTTTCTATCATAGATCCTGCTACATTTAGTAAGGCAAGGGACATGGCAGATGGTACTTTTGACATAGACGATAATAAGTTTATCAAAAGACCAGAACCTGGCACCTTCGAACCTGAAAAATATCTAGCGGATTTTCAGAAACGTGTTTCTGAAATAGATGTTGTTAAAGGTGAATTGGCTCGAGATATTATTGATTATGAGGAACTATCAAGGCTTACCTCATCTGATATAGATGGGTTGAGTACATTAGTTGCTAAGAAGTTAGCTGAAATTACAGACTCTATTAACACTCTAATTGATATTGGTGACAAGACCGTACAAGATAGGAAAGACTCTTTTGCGGCTGATATGTCACCAGAAGAAATCAGAAAGTTTGGCGTTAAGAACCGACTTCCTAAAAATGTAATTTATAAAATGTTAGAGAAGTATCATTATCTCAAATTCTTTAAACATTTGAACGACATTATGGATGACGGGAAAATAACACCAGATGAACTGAAATCATTATCTAAAATAAAAGAGGCCAAAGGTAGACATATAGCGTTTACCTTTGGTCGATTCAATCCACCAACAATCGGACATGAAAAACTTATGAATAAGTTATCGCAAGTTAGAGCAGATAACTATTATATCTTTGTAAGTAAGTCAGAGGATAGTGCAAAGAATCCTTTATCATATAGACAAAAAATACAGGCAATGAAACAAATGTTTCCTAGACACGCTAGAAATATTATTGTAAGTAAATCTAATAGTGTATTTGAAATAGTAACCGATCTATACAATAGAGGTACAACAGAATTATCTATGGTAGTTGGTAGTGATAGAGTAAGAGAATTTGAAACAACAATTAAGAAATACAATAACATAAGAAGTAGACATGGTTTCTATAATTATGATAAAATCAATATTGTATCTGCTGGTGAAAGAGATCCAGACGCTGATGGTGCAACAGGTATGAGTGCAAGTAAAATGAGAACTGCCGCTAAATCAGACAACTACGATATATTTAAAAAAGGTTTACCTTCATCATTTGGTAATTCAAATAAAGGTTTACAATTATTCAAAGATGTAAGAAAAGGTATGCAATTGGCTGCAGGTGTCAACCATGACGCTGGTGCAGGTGCATTAAGATTTAAACCTTTCATAACTGCTTCAACAAGAGAAGAATTAGAAAAGATGACATTAAGAGATCAGTATATCAGTGAACATATCTATGAAATAGGAGATATAGTTGACGATATACAAAATGGTATAACTGGTATAGTTATAAGAAGAGGAACAAACTATGTGACTTTAGAAGATGTTGATAGTCAATTACATAGATGTTGGTTACATAATATTATGGAAACGCCAGTATATCCTATTGAGTTAGAAGAAAGAGCAAAGAAAATTGCTAAACACAAATATAAAAGAGATCCAAAGTACTATGATAAAGGTGGTTCAATTAAGAAATCGCCTGAAGATAAAGAGACAGGTCTACCTAAAAAATATGTAAAAGGTCTTTCAAAAGATAAGGCAAAACAACATAAGTCTCAATTAGACAAACAATCTAAAATGAGAGATGATGATCCTGCAGCCTACAAACAAACAAGTGCTGATAAAGGTGCAAAGACTAAACCTAGTAAGTACACGAAAAAGTTTAAACAGATGTATGGTGAACTAAAAATTAACAAAAATAATAAAGAGACTGAAAAAGTAAATATGGGTCTTACAGATATGGGTATGCCTGAGGCATACGATATAGGGCATGATTATGCAAAATACACTTCATCTATTACACCAGGTGAAACTAATTATGATCCTAAGTTTCAAGGCACAACATATACCCCTAGTAATCCAGAAAATAACAAAATACAAGTCTCTGGTAAGAAGATTAAAATGATTAATAAAGTAGAATTAAAAGACATTGAAGAGTGGCGAAATAGCGATGAAACAATAGATAAATATAAGGGACGATACGGTGATGAGTGGGAATCTAAATTAGAAGAAACCTACGAAAAAATGATCAACAAAGTTGTTGATACAAATGACGAGATTGTCAAAAGTAGATTTAAAGAATATAGTAGAGATATTAAAACTCTAACAAAAGAAGACTTTAAATCAAAACATGGCGATGAAAAAGAAGAAGTCAGAAAGAGTATCGGAGAGAATATAGAAGTGAAAAGTTTTAAACAATTTGATGAAGAGTTTGATAAGAAATGTGACGAGTGTTTATTTGAACACGAGTCAGAACCTTTACAAGAGGCCGAATATCAAGGCAAAAAGGTAAAACTAAACGACCCGATTAGAGGTGGTTCTAAAAAGTTTTATGTTTATGTAAAAGGCGAAACAGGTAAAGTAGTAAAAGTTTCTTTTGGTGATACAACAGGTTTGAGTATTAAGAGAGATGATCCTGCAAGAAGACGAAGCTTCAGAGCAAGACATAGATGTGATACTCCAGGGCCGAAATGGAAAGCACGATACTGGTCTTGTTATCAGTGGAGAGCAGGGGCAAAGGTAAATAACTAATGAGTAGATATAGAATAAGTTGGCAAGAATTACGAGAACAAGTAAATCAAGTAAATGAATTTACACAGGTCTTTGTAGTAAGATATAGAGATCCATTAAACAAAAAAAGATTTGCAATACCTTATAAAGATAAGAAGTCAGCAGATGACAAAATGGCACAATTAAAGAGAGATGGTGTCAGAGAGATAGAAGTCACTTCAGACATTTTAAAAGGTAATATTAAGTTTAAAGAAGGCTTAGACAACCAAGATTTATCAGTTGTTAAAAAAGTTATATCTAAATTAGATAAGGCTTCAGACGCTCATGCTGGTCAGAGAGATATGCTAAAAAAGGCTGTCAAAGAAGCAGACTTGACAAAAGGTCAGGTAAAAAAAGTACATAAGATGGCAGATGATTTACCTAAAAAAGATTTTAAAGACAGATATGGTAAAGAAAAAGGTGACGCAGTAAGATACGCTACGGCAACAAATATTGTTAAAAAGAAAGAGGGTATTACTGAAGTAGAACAAACACCTGCTCAAAGAATATCTGATTTACAAAATAGAATTACAGATAAAAATAATAAAGTTAATAGTATGGATGTTGGTGATCCAAAACAGAAAACACCTCTTGCAATTGCAAAGAGTGATTTAGAAACAATGAAGTTAAAACTAGATGACTTAAAAAATAAAGAAAGAGCAGCTAGATTAACTTCAGAAAAAGAACCAAAGAAAGAAAAAGAAATGCAACAAATAGATGAAAAACAGATTGAAGGCATAAAAAATAAATCTGAAAAGTCAGGCATACCTTATGGCATTTTAAAACAAGTGTACAATAGGGGTATGGCTGCATGGAAAGGTGGACATAGACCTGGTACAACGCCACAACAATGGGCATTTGCTAGAGTTAATGCGTTCATCACAAAAGGAAAAGCATACTACACAGCTGACGCTGATTTGGCGAAAAAGGCTCGTGCAGCTAAAAAAGGAAAGAAGTAATGAGTAAATATTTAGATAGTAAAAAAGGCAGCATTGAAGAACTCTCTACAAAAATAGCTTCAGAGCAGCCAACGATAGACAGAACATTTAAATCAGATGTTAAATTAACAACAGAGAAAAAATACTTAGGTACTAAACCAGGTTCACTTGCAGACGCAGCTGCTAAAGTTGTAAGTGAAAGTAAATTAGACCCAGTAAACAAAGACGCTGTTAAGAAAAAATTTGACGACAGAAAAGACAAAGACATTGACAACGATGGTGATGTTGATTCTACTGATAAGTATCTTCACAAAAGAAGAAAAGCAATCTCAACAAACGTAAAAGAGACTTTAAATAATAAAGACGCTGGCGATATTAAAAAAGTAGTTGCAGGTCTTAAAAAGGCAACAGCACTTCACAGCAAACAAGCAGACTCTTTAGAAAAGGCAATGAAAAGTGAAAAAGTAATGCCTGACGATAAAGGTGAAAAGATAAATCAAGCTAAAGTGCAAAAAGCAAAAGATGGTGAAAAACAAATCATTAAACCTATCAAAGAGGGTAGAATGAAAGAGATCGCCATTGATATGAAAGATTTATCTGCTGAACAATTTAAAACAAAATACGGTGAATCAAAAGCAGAAATGCAAAAGAAACTAGGCAAACCTGAAAATGAAAAATCATTTAAAGATATGAGAAAAGAAATGAATAAGACTATGACAGGTAAAAAAATTGCATCCGTAGATACTGAACCACAATCAGAGAGAATCTAAATCGTGGATAAACCAATCATCTATTGCGATATGGATGGTGTACTAGCAGACTTTAAAACTGCAGCCGTTAAGACAACAGGTATGTCTATCAACAGATGGATGAATATACCCTCATCTAAACAAAAGTGGTCACTTATCTTACAAAATAAAAACTTCTGGTATGACCTACCTTGGATGCAAGGTGGTAAGCAATTATGGTCTTATATATCTAAACATGACCCACATATTTTAAGTGCATACGTAGAAGAAAATTTTGACCCTAACTGCATACCAGGTAAAAGAGCATGGTTAAGAAAAAATGTTAATATGGTTAACTCACAGAAAGTTAACCTTGTAAAAAGAAGAGAAAAGAAACTCTTTGCAAAAAGAGGTAAACCAGCAATTCTAATTGATGATTACGAAAAAAACATAAGAGATTTTAATATGTCAGGTGGTATAGGTATTCATCATACATCAACATCAAAAACAATACAACAATTAAAAAGACTAGGTTTTTAGTCTTATAAATATAGCATTATATCAACAAATTGAGTACTATTAACTAATATTTAAATAGGAGAGAAAATTATGTCAAGTTGGGCAAAAACAGATAGTGGAGGAAGTGCACCTTTATGGTCACTTCTTTACGTAAACAAGTCGCCGACAGCGGCGAATATGCACACTGGTAATAACGCTGCAGCTGGTAAGTTATACAAAAACGAAACTTTCAGTCAGTTCATTACAGGTGCAAAACTTGGTTTATTCAATATCTCGGCTTCTGAAGCTAGTGCAGGACAATTGTCGCAAGACGGTTCTACTTTATTAAAAGTGACTGGCGCACACAGTGGTTGGGTATTAAGAAAACAAGGTTCTGGTGGCAGAGCAAGTAGAGTACAAGCAGAGACTCTAGTGTGCTTAACATCAAACTAATATTATAATATTAGGGGGCGCTCTTTGGGCGCCCTACTAAATATATTAACAAAGTGATCTAGGAACATACCTAGAGTAGCATACCCGAAAGGGTTTATAGGAGAAAAAAATGGCAGATAAAAAAATAACAGCGCTTTCTAATCTTGGTGATGGGATTGCAGCTGCAGACTTATTTCACGTAGTAGATGATCCTACGGGAACACCAATCAACAAAAAAATTGCAGCCGAAGACGTATTTAACAATATACCATCTTTCTTAGGTTTAGCACAAGCTTCACAATCATTAACAAGTGATGGTTCAACTACACTTGTAGCAGATGTGACTAGTGCAATAACAGAGGTAAATGGTACAGCTGGTACTGCAACAATAACACTTGCTGATGGTTCAGATGGACAAGTAAAAACATTTATTAACACTTCATCTTCAGGCACACACATACAAACTATTACACCTTCTAATTTAAGAGGGTATACTAATATTTTGTTAAACGCTCAAGGTGAAACGGTAACTTGTTTATTTAAAAATAGTAATTGGAATGTAATCGCAGGTAACGGTTATACAACTTCGTAATTTGAAAGGATATTATTATGGGTATTGAATTAGATTATCTACAAGATGAAAGAAAAAAATTACAAAGTGATTTTGACACTATATCATCTAATATAGAAAAAACTAAAAAGTCTTTGACTACACAGCAGAATAATTTAAATGCTGTATATGGTGCGATACAACAGATTGATAAACTCATTCCGATGATTGACACAGAGAAAAAAGACACTAAGGTTTTATTAAATGAAAAGGATAAGGCAGTTTCTGCTTCATTAGCATAATGGATAAAGAAATGGACAAATTCTTAAACGAAATCGCTGATAACACTCCTCACTCTGAGCAGTTTGAGGAGATGGGATCAGTAAATGACTTTGAAGAAGATTTACTTGGCGGTAAGTCTTTTAAAAGTATGAGAAAAGAAAACAAGAAAGGTAATGGCAATGGTGTGGTATCATCCGAGTTATTACAAAAAGTTAAGGGAAAAGTTAAAGGAAACTAAAATGAAAACATTTAAACAACATATCAAGGAATACAAAGGATATGCTGGGGATGCTAAAGGTGTCAACACTGCAGGTGGTGGCGAAGAATCTATTGAAGACGGTTCTATTGGCGTTCACAACATACATGAACCTGCTGTACTTGAAAGAGTAAATGCTTTTGTTAAATCTATTGCAGACAGAGAATATATTAAACCAGAGGCTGCGCTAAGTCAATTATCACAAAGACTAGGCACAATCGGTTTAGTATTCAAAGACTCTGTAAGTGTAGAAGGCAAGAGTGGTAAATTTGAAACTGGTTTGACACAACACGGTGGTCGTTTCGGTAAAGACACTGATGGCTCTGATATTAATGATGATGGTATACAACATAAATTAGGTAGAGAGTTAAAGTTAAAAGGTAATTACGAAACATTAGAAAACGGCGCTGTTAAAGTTTATGCAGAGCTTGCTTAATGTTCAGTAAGATAACAAAAGATAACTGGTTGTTTTACGCAATCAAAAACTATGATTGTCCTAATTTTGACTCTGAAAAAGAGTTTTATGAGGATGTGAAACGATTTAAGTATATTAAACGCTTATTTCGTAAGTACAAGGCAACAGGTGAATTAAAAACTAGATTAGTTATTAATCATCTAATTGTACTACAAAATGTTTTTGGTGTTGACGCAGCTTGTACTTTGTTATTTTTTAAAATAGAAAGAGAGTTTTGGGGAATACTTAAAACTTTTTTAGTATATTTAAAGTATGTTAGTGATGAAGAATTTAACAATGTTAAGATAAACAAAACAATATTAAATAGTTTGGAACAAATGTAATGGGAAGAGCAATAGATGTACTTATAACATATAGGATAATTAAGATGTTAATTACTCCTTTTGAAAAACAAGACGCTTATAAGTACGGCATAATTGATAAGAATGGAAAAGTATTACGAAAAACAAAAGAATTAAAAACTTCTAAAGAAAGAGATAGTTATACTATCTTACATAAATTTGTTTTTAATTTAAAGCGTTTAATAAATGTAATACCTGGCGGTAAATCTAAAATAGGCACATATGCAGCTGCATTAGGTCTATTACTTAAAGAAAGTAAAGATTTGAATATGGTTGAAATTGAAAAAGAACTTTATACTTATTTAAGAGATAACGATTTAATACACTTTGGTGATATGAAAGAATCATCTGAAGACAATATACTACCTCAAGGTAGATTTATTATGACAGATACATTAACTGATCTGAATAATGAAAAGACTGCTGACGTAGGCGATATTGTAAAAAACGTAGAAGATCAAGTACCTTTTGATAACTTTTTAGGTGTTAACTTATATCATGTTGTTAGTGAAGAGACACAAAAAAAAGTAATAGTGTCAGAGGACAATATAGAAAGGATCAAATTTTAATGATTACTTTTAGAAAATTAAGAGAGGCATGCTGGACAGGATATAAGGCAGTAGGTTTCAAAAAGAAAAATGGTAAAAGAGTGCCTAATTGTGTGCCTGAAGAAGACGCACCTGCTAATAGTGCAGGCGGTGGTAATATCGCAGGTATAGGTGTAGGACCAGATGGTGAACCAGGCGTAGAACCTAAAGCAGCAAAATCTTATAAGAAAAAAAATAAAGACGAATTTAAAAAAAGAATAACTAACTTCTTAACTAAATTTAGAATGAATGAAAATTTGTCAGCAAGTGAAATTGCAACACAGGCCTCAAATGATGGTCAGTTATATTCAAGGCAAATAGAACCTATTGTAAAAAACTTAGCAAGAAAAAAAGTAAAAGGTGTTTACAATAAAGATTTAGCAGTTAAGTTATTCAGATATGCAGTAGATAATAAAGTTAAAGAAATTGCAAAATCTAAAAATATGAATAGTAGAACTATTCCTGGTAATGTTAGAAATGACGCAGCTTCTAAAATGTTAAGTCAATTCGATAGTGAAGTTAATGACTATGTAGAATATCTTAAAGGTAAAAAGAAATAATGTCAAACTGGTCAGACAAATATAAAAAGTCTATTGATTGTGATAACCCAAAAGGTTTCTCACAAAAAGCACATTGTGCTGGCCGTAAGAAAAGTTTAAAAGAATTAAGAGAATATATGGGAGTGACTTATGGTGTGGGTGTAGGACCTATATCAACTTTAAACCCTATGGCATCCATGGGAGGTCAAGGTCAATTATTCCCACAATACAAAGGTGCTCAATCAAGTAAACAAGCAGGAATATATTCACAAAGAACAGGACCAGGTTTAGGTACATACAAACCTATGGTAACTGCTAATACAAATAGAATACCTCGTAAGAAAGGTCAACCTGCTGGGTCAGATAAACATAGTGATTTATACACAGATGAAAACCCAAAAGGTACTATACACGGTCTAGGTTTTACAGATAAACCAAAAGCAAAACAATCTGTAAGTAAGATAAGAGGGTCAGGCAAAACACACGCACATAAAATGCAGGCTGCAATTGCAATGGGTCAAAGAGCAAAAGTAGCAAGTGTCAGAGCAAAAGATCCTGAAAAGAAAAAAAATTTGAGACAGGCTTATAAAGTCTATCAATCATACATAGATAAAAATAAAAAAAGTAAGGACTAAAATGGAACTTATAGTAGCACTAGCAATGAAATTTTGGCAATGGTCAATCTTAATTGCAGTAGTAATAATAACACTTTTAATAAACTTGTTAGATAAAAAGAAAGTAAGTAAACTAACTTTTCATGCTGACAAAATGCCAGAACTAAAACCTGTGCCAATCAAAACAAAAGGCAAGGGTTTCTGGAAAGGTATCGCAATGTGGTTACTTTCTACAAGAAATTGGGAAATAACAAATGACTGGAAATATAGAATCAATGGTAATGAATATGTCATACCAGCAGGTTTTGTATTTGACGGCGCAAGTATACCAAAATTTTTAAGAACTTTTTTTTCACCAGTTGGTGTATTATTAATGGGTGGTCTAGTACACGACTATGCTTACAAATACGCTTGTTTAAAAAGAACTGGTAAAGGAGCGCTTCTAGTAGTAGATCAAAAAAGAGCAGACGAAATCTTTAGAGATATATGTATAGAAGTAAATGGTTTTTACACAATGAATCATTTAGCATACTGGTCATTAAGATTAGGTGGCTTTGTTGCGTGGAATGGTCATAGAAAAAGAAACGCTAAAATAAAGGAATAAAGATATGTTTACAACAATAGGATTTATAGTAGGTTTTATTGCAGGATGGTATGTCAACGAGAAGTTTGAAGACTTGGCTGCTTTTGCAAAAAAACTTAAATTTTGGAAGAAGTAATATGAGAATTTACATTATTGGTTTGATTATAATTGCTTTACTAGGCTCAGTGGGCTATGTGTTAAAGTTGCAAAGAGATAATGCAGTATTAAAAGAAAATGCAATCAAACTAGAATCAGCAGTCGCTGAACAACAAGAACTTATCACGTCACAAAAAGAAGACTTTAAAGAGATACTAGCAGCTAATCAAAAGATGAATCAGTTAGTTAGTGTGTTAAAAAAAGACCTAGACGATTTAGATAAAAGATTTAATAAGAAGAGTAGAGATGTTGGTAAATTAGCTATACAAAGAACAGACTCTATTGAACGTATAACAAACGGTGCGTCAGCACTTGCTACAAGATGTATTGAAATCGCAAGTGGTTCACCATTAACAGAAAAAGAAAAGAATGCTACAAAGAAAAGTGAAATTAATAGCGAGTGTCCTAGTATCGCTAATCCTAATTACGTCCCTTACTAGTTGTTCGGGTGTAAAGACATTAGAGATATTTAAAAAGGAAGTTGAGCGTGAAAAACTCAATTTGAACAAGCCTACTCCATTAGAGTTAGAGAACTTACGATGGATAATTATCACTAGTAAGAACGCCGAGGAAGTATTTAAAAAACTAGAGGAATCTGGTATTGATCCTGTTTTATGGGGACTGACAGATAAAGATTTTGAACTTCTTGCCAAGAATTTTGCACAAATTAGGAATCAATTGAAGATTACAAATGATTTGTTAGATAAATATAAAGAGTACTACGAAGGTGATTTAGAGGACAAAAATGAAAAATAGACTTGATATATCAGAACAGACAGCTATTAGCATGCCAATGAAAAACTTATTGGCTATTATTTCAGCAGTTGCAGTTGGCGTTTGGGCATACTTCGGTGTGTTAGAACGTATCACCATGCTTGAAACTAAAGCACAATTATCTGAAAAAGATTTAAATCAGGTTACAGAAACATTATCTGCTGACATAGAGAAGAATAACGAATTTAGAATTAAGTGGCCTAGAGGAGAATTAGGTTCACCACCTGCTGACTCAGAGCAATTCATGTTGATTGAACACATCGCTGGTCAATTAGAATCCATACAAAAACAAATGGAAAATATGATGAACAATGGTGTCAACATTAAGAGATTACAAGAAGACGTAAAAATTTTACGAGAAGATGTAGAAAAATTAAAAGATAGTAATAGAAATATAATCTATCAAAACGGTAAAACACAATAATGAAAAAATTACTAATAACATTTTTTATGATACTATTTGCTTCAAGTGTATTTGCAGCTAAACTTTACACTGGTGGAGAGAAGTATGAAAAAGATGGCGTAATTGCCTTAACATTAACACTTAATGGTAAATTGATTGAGTGGGTATACAAAGAAAATTTAAGTCAATGCTTAAAATCTAAAAGAGTAGCAACTAGAGAAGTAGGTGGCGAAAGAGTTATATTCGCTTGTAAATCTGTAAAGGCATTATTACAAGAAGACAAACAAACAAAATACGGTATTAGATTACTAAAAATATTAGACTAATGGATACAGAAAATAACATAGATCAAATCACTGAAAAAGAACAGAAAAGATTTAAGTTAATAGAAAAATATAGTCCTGTTATTATATTTGTTCTTTTCATGTTATTTGCTTTTGGTATGAATAAAGCATTAGCTGATTGCACAGGTTGTGGTGATGATGGTCATCAAGTTTGTCCTATTGAAAAGAAACACAAACACGTAACCGTGATGAAAGAAGAACATAAAGCGTCTTCATCTACGCCTGAAGAGGGTGTGGTATTCGCAGTTTGCATATTTGAAATAGATGAAAACGGCAATAGAGTTTTAGTAGATCACGTTGCTTCAGAGAATTTAGTAGATTGTTTAAAAAACAAAAGAGAAAAAGAAAAAGAATATAGAGAAACTGAAAATAAAGAGGGCGTTTACAACATGACTTGCGACAAAGTTAACGCAAAAGTAAGAGTAAATGAAGACGGCTCTTGGGAAATACTTGATATTATAGGCAGACATCAACCTGCTTATGAAAAGAAAAAAATCTACGAATAAGATTTTATAAATACTTTAGAATTGATTTAAACTACACTATTTCACATTATCTAAACATTATCAAAAGGAATTATGAAAAGATTATTAGTCTTTTTGTTATTCTACATTATGCTAGGGTTAACACCTTCGTGGGCTGATGTTACCAACTCTGGAACGACAACGAACTCTCAAACAAATGCGAGCGGTTCAAACACCACTATATCAGGTGGTTATTCGGCAGAAACAACGAATGAATATCAATCTGGATCAAGTAATAATACAACAACTACAAATACTACTAACGCCTATTCAGGTGACACTAGGGTTACGTCTCAATCATCAGCACCTAGTATGTCAGCAATGTCGCAAGACCTTTGTGTAGTAGGGTTATCAGGTGGTGTATCTACTTTCGGTTTAGGTGTATCAGCAGGTACTTTTAGAACAGATGAGAATTGTGAAAGAATTAAATTAAGTAAAGTATTAAATGACTTAGGTATGAAAGTTGCAGCTGTATCAATACTATGCCAAGATGAGAGAGTGTTCTATGCAATGGAACAATCAGGCACGCCTTGTCCTTTTGAAGGTAAGATAGGTAATGAAGCAAAAGAACAATGGAAAAAATATAACAAATTAAGACCAGATTACAAAGTGTATACAAAGAGATTAAAAGTTATAGAAAAAGGCAATAAAGAATGGGAAAAAAAGATGAAAGAAAAAGATGAAGTTATTGCCAAACAAGCAAATGAAATGAGTAAGAATAGTGTTGAACAGAAAAAACTAGAACTTGAAATTGAGAAGCTAAAAAAAAAAGTAAAGTAAAGACTAGTAAAGGAAAACTATGGATTTCGGTATTATCAATTGGATTATTTGGAGTGGCATTATAATCTATGCAAATTACAAAGTATATTGTTGGGCTCAGTCTCTTAATCCTTACGACTTCTCAAAGCGTAAGTAAGGCAGAGACAGCAACCTCAGGCAACTTGCTACCTAATGCAGGTGCAGGTCAATCTAACTATCAAAATCAAGGAGACGCTCTATCACCTGACAAAGTAGGTGCAGGTCAGGGTTTCACTATTGATAGTGGTATTCAAGCATTTACAAATGAGTTAGAGGCAAAGGGAGAAGGTATTATTTCAGATACTGGTTCTCTAGTAGGTATCACAACTACAAAACAATCAGGTGGTTCATTTACAACAACAGAAAATAGTTTAGATGGTGGTGTGACCTTAAACTCTATATCTGAAGTACAAAATTGTGAATGGACTGGTTCATCATATCAATGTGGTCAATCAAATGTTGGTGGTGGTCAAAGAGATACTTTCACAAACACTATTAAGATACTAGACGGCAATGATAATATAATTGCAATAACTACATTTACAAGAAACAATGACGCTGGCTACTACGGCAATACCATCACATATACAGATACGGTAAGTTATACAGATACAGGCTCACGTAAATACGATTGGGAGTGGAAAGGTACAGACGGTGGTGATACATCTAATACAGCTTCTATTGGTCCTAACTTACTTGGTGCAAGTTTAACTGCCACATTATTAGACATAACATATACACCAATTCAAATCACTGAAGAGACACAACAAGAAATAGAACTTGCAAATTTACAATTAGAAGAAGCACAATTAGAAATAGAAACTTTAGTACTAGAATTAGAAGAAATTAATTTAGCACAGGTAGAAGAAATAGAAACTTTTGAGTTTGCACCTTTACCTATGTTAGAATTAGAAGAGATAGAAGTAAAAGAAATTAAGATAGAAGAGTTTAGAGAAATTTTTGTAGAGAATTTTAAAGAGATATTAGTAGAAGAAAATCTAGTAGAAGAATTTGAAACTGCTTTAGTAGAAGTTGAAATACAAGAAGAGCAGTTTTTTGAAGAGGCCACAAACATGGTTATGGAAGAAATGAAAGAAGAGTTTGGGTCTGCTGTATCATTTATAGAAGTTATAGAAGAAGAACCTGTACAAGAAATCAAAGAAGAACAAATAGAGGAGATCAACAATGAGCCTACACTGACGGAAGAAGTTAAAGAAGAAGAACCTACTGAAACTTTAATGAAAGAACCGAAAGAGGAAATCAATGAAACTGAGTCTACAACAACAGAAACTATGGAAGAAACACCTAATGAAACAAATGAGACAGGAGAAACTAGTGAAAATGTATCTACTGAATCTAATGTGGCTGAAGATAAGGAAACAGAAAATGAGACGGAGACGGAAAGTAATGAAGAAGGTGTGGAGAGCAAAGAGACTGGCGATGTTGAATCGGATGTACCGACAAAAACTAGAATTGTCGGCATAGAACAGAAAGTACAAAAGGTTATTGAAAAAGTAATGTCTAAATTAAAGAGAGTAGATCAACAACTTGCGGCTATACAATTTATTAAAACTCAAGGTATAACCTCAGGTGGTGCTGACTTGACAGGATATATAAATAAGAAAGTATATAGTAATCAAAAACAACTAGAAGAAATATCATTTTATTCTAGTGTGAATATAATTGAACAATCACAAATTTATGGTGACAAGTCGTTAGTTAAATATACATCTAATGACCCAATATTACAACAACAAGTAGCACTTGTTAATGTTCAAAGTGAAATAAACACATTGAGAAGTGAAATATACGCTTTGAAAGAAAGTATTAAGTGAAGAAAAAAGGAACAAAGATGATAGATAAAATCAAAAACAATCTTACAGCTTTAATTGCAACGGTTGGTTTAATTGGTACTATTGGTACTGGTTTTGTTAAGTATGGTGAGATAATGAATAAAATTGAGAGTGTTGAACCATCTAAAATTCAAGCAGAATTTAAGACACAAAATAAAACAATTTTAGAACAAAACACTACAATTGAAAAACAATTAACTCTAATCAAAATAAATGAAAAAGAAATAGAGTTATTAAAAGCACAAATTAAAGAACTAAAAATTAGAGCATCAAATCCTCTAGCGAATTAATATGGCAAACGGTAACGGCGAAACAAGAAAGACGGTCGCTCAAATTGCAAAAGAACTAATTGAACAAAAGACATCTATTGAAGTATTAAAGAATGATGTAAAATCAGTTAGTATGATGAGCAACAAACTTGATGGTGCAATAGATAAACTAACAGAAATATCTGGTAGTCTAAAGTCTATGTTAGCCGTGCATGATGAGAAGTTAAATAAACAAGAGGAAGTAGATAAAGCCATATTCAACCTATTAGAGAATCGAAGAGTAGAATCAGAAAATAAATTTGAAGACCTACATAGCAGACTAAATAAAAATGTCAGAGATTTAAGAGAAGAAGTCGAACTATCACAAAAGCGTTTGATGTGTGAGATGAAAGAACTCAAAATTAGTCTATCTGAAAGAGTAGGTGTATTAGAAAAGTACAGATGGATTATCATAGGGGCTGCGATAGTATTAGGTCTATGGGCACCTCAGTTATTTAATATATTACCGATATAGTACTTGACTTTTTTTGTGAATTGATATATAATGTATAACATATGAGTAGTTATGTTGATTTAGATTATATCAGTAAAGTACAGCCAAGATTACAGCAATTCAAAAGAAAGAAAGATTATCTTTTTAACTTTCGTTGTCCTGTCTGTGGCGATTCAAAGAAGTCAAAAACCAAAGCAAGAGCATATCTTTACAGAGTAAAAAATGATATGTTTTTCAAATGTCATAATTGTAGTGCTTCACACAATTTGGCAAACTTTATAAAACTAGTTGATAGAAGAATATATGACCAATATATTTTAGAAAGATATAAAGGGAACAAACCTATCAGTGAAGATAATTTATTCGACAGATTTAAGAGTGATATAAAAAAGAAACTCAACATTACGCCTCTACAAGGTCTTAAATCTTTTGACAAAATAGATAATGTACATCCTGCAAAGAAGTATGTATTAAAAAGAAAAATTCCTAAAGAATATTTTTCTAAACTATATTTAAGCAACAAGTTTCAGGCATATGTAAATAAATTAAAACCTGGAACATTTGGTGAAGAAACAGAAAAGTATGAGCATCCTAGATTGATAATTCCTTTCTATGATGTTGATGGTGAAGTTTTTGCAATTCAAGGTCGTGCTTTTGGTAAAGAACAACCAAAATATATCACGCTTAAGTTGCATGAAAATAAACAAAAAATATTTGGATTAGATAGAATAAATTTACATAAGACGATATACATAGTAGAAGGTCCTATTGATAGTTTATTCATTGACAATTGTATTGCAGCTGCTGGCGCAGATATACAATTACCAGGCGATCAAAAAGATGTCGTTTTTGTTTTTGATAATGAACCAAGAAATAAAGAAATAATAAAACGAATGTATAAAGTGATAGATGATAATTACAAGTTGGTCATATGGCCAGATGATATAAAAGAAAAAGATATAAACGAACTAATAATGAACGATAAAACAAAAACGCAAGTACAAAATATTATATTCGATAATACCTATTCAGGTTTATCAGCATTAACAAAATTAAATTCATATAAGCGTTGCTAAGGAGGCAAGATGGCGGACAATATAAGCGTCAAAAAACGAAACGGTCGTGGTAACGAACCACTAAACATTGATAAGATACATGACATGATGGAATATGCCTGTGAAGATATAAGTGGTGTATCAGCCTCACAGGTAGAAATGAATAGTGGTCTACAATTTTATGATGGTATAACAACAGATGAAATACAACAGATATTAATTAAATCAGCCTCAGACTTAATATCTTTAGAAAATCCTAATTACACATATGTTGCTGCTAGACTTTTACTATATTCATTAAGAAAAAAACTATTTGGTAAATTATGGGATCACCCACACTTTGCTGATCAAGTAAAAAGTTGTGTTGACGCTAAAGTTTATGACTCAGAAATATTTGATAACTATGAAAGAAAAGATTTTGATAGAATGGAGTTATGGTTAAAACATGATAGAGATTACGATTTTACTTACGCAGGTTTAAGACAAGTCATAGACAAATATCTAGTACAAGATAGAAGTACAGATCAAATATTTGAAACACCACAATTTATGTACATGATGATTTCTGCTACTTTATTTGCAAAGTATCCTAAATCAACAAGAATGTCATATGTAAAAAAATACTATGACGCTATTTCAACTTTCAGAATTAACATACCTACTCCTGTTATGGCAGGTGTTAGAACACCTATGAGACAATATGCTAGTTGCGTATTAGTAGATGTTGATGACACCTTGCCATCCATTTTTTCAAGTGATATGGCAATAGGAAGTTATGTTGCTCAAAGAGCAGGTATTGGTATCAATGCAGGTAGAATAAGAGGTATCAATAGTAGAATTAGAGGTGGCGAAGTACAACACACAGGTGTTATTCCTTTTCTTAAAAAGTTTGAGTCAACCGTTAAGTGTTGCACACAAAATGGTGTAAGAGGTGGTAGTGCTACGGTACACTTCCCAATATGGCACCAAGAGATAGAAGACATTATAGTTTTAAAAAATAATAAAGGTAGTGAAGATAACAGAGTTAGAAAATTAGATTACTCAATACAATTATCAAAACTATTTTATGAAAGATTTATTGAGAACAAAGATATTACATTATTTTCACCACATGAAGTGCCTGAATTATATGAGGCATGGGGATCGCCAGAGTTTGATGATCTTTACGAAAAGGCAGAAAGAAAAACTAGTGTAAAAAAAATAAAAATAAATGCTCAGGAACTAATCTTTGATATACTAAAAGAAAGAGCAGAAACAGGTCGTATCTATATTATGAATATAGATCATTGTAATACACACTCTAGTTTTAAAGACAGAATTTATATGTCAAACTTATGCCAAGAAATTACTTTACCTACTGATCCTATACAACACATAGATAAAGAAGGTGAAATTGCATTATGTATTTTAAGTGAAATCAATGTTGGTAAGATTAATAGAAGATATGAATTAGAACCATTATGTGATTTAGCAGTTAGGGCATTAGATGAAATAATAGATCATCAAAAATATCCTGTAGTGGCTGCAGAAATATCTACAAAGGCACGAAGAAGTTTAGGTATTGGTTATATTGGTCTTGCTCATTACCTTGCAAAGAAAGGTTATAAGTATGATCAGAAACTTGCATGGCGACAGATAGATAAATTAACAGAGGCGTTTCAATACTATCTACTAAAAACATCAAATCAATTAGCAAAAGAAAAAGGTAAGTGTGACTATTTTGATAGAACGAAATATGCAGACGGTATCTTACCTATTGATACATATAAGAAAGAAGTTGATGAAATAGTAAAAAGAGATTTAACATTTGATTGGGAATGGTTAAGAAAAGAAATTAAGAAAGATGGTTTGAGACATAGTACACTATCGGCACAAATGCCTAGTGAATCATCATCTGTTGTTTCTAATGCAACAAATGGTGTTGAACCACCAAGAGATTTTATTAGTATTAAGAAAAGTAAAAAAGGTCCTTTAAAACAAGTAGTACCTGAATATGCAAAACTTAAAAACAATTATACACTTTTATGGGATATGAAATCTAATGAAGGTTATATAAATGTTGTTTCTGTTATGCAAAAGTATTTTGATCAGGCAATATCAGGCAACTGGTCATATAATCCAGAGAACTATGAAGAAGGACAAGTACCATTATCAGTGATGGCTGAAGACTTATTGAATACACATAAGTATGGTTGGAAGACTTCGTATTATCAAAATACATATGACGCTAAAAAAGATATTGACGAACCAACTCATTCAATGGGTTGGAATGATAATGTGCCTGAAAAGGAAGAAGTAAAAGACGAAGAGAACTGTGATAGTTGTACGATATAATGAAAGGGATAAATTATGCAATTTGTAGCGAATATACCATACATAAAATGTTTCGTTAAGAAAGAATATCTTTACGATTTAAAAAAAGGTTACGGTGAGTTTGAAGAGTGTGTTTTACTTGCAGTGAAAAGTATGCAAGGTAGAGCGCTAATGTTTGAAGCATATCTTCCTCAATATGGTGCTTGTTTCGACAAGTTTCCTATATCTGCCTTTGTGTGGAAAAAAGATATAAAAGAAGAAGAACAATTAAGATTAGGTGAACTATGTCTATGGGATGGCTTCAGTTATGATATGCACATTTGGTCTAAAAGACTATTGAAAAATTGTGATGTAGAAATCTTTGTACCTGGTAAAGGTAAAAAGAAAGGCGAATACTTATTTACAATAGATAGTAGTCACACTGATCCTAATATTCTAAATGCTAGTGTTAGTGAAGTACCAAGTGAACATAAACAACATAACTTTGGTAAGTTAGACAATGGTCAATTCTTTGCTCAACCAAATAACAGAATGTATTGGTTTGAACAAAGTTTAACACCTAAAGAATTAAAGACGCCTGACTTTAATGTATCTACAAGATATTTCTTTTGCGAACAAGAAGAGAAGTGGGCATTCGGTGATAGTGACAAATACTTTTATGATGAAAAAATAAGGGATAAATGATTTGGTTTGAAAAACATAATATAGACTCTAATGATACTATTAAAACAATTAGTTTTATAAATAAGTATTTTGACACAAACAAGTGCTGTGCAGAGTACCCAAATTGTGAACATCCCAAATGTCAAACAGATAATATGCTTTTTGAAAATGAAGAAGCAAGTGTGTATAAAAATAGTTTTTATAAAGCACTTAAATCATTTTTAAAGAAAGATTATCAATTAGTTTATGAAAAGGCTTGGTCGTATTTTGCTACCGAGTTAAATGATTTTACATGGCATGACCATGTGAATATCAGAGGATCTAATATTGAGAAGGTTGAAGAGTACTCTGGTATTATATATTTAAATCATAGTGATAGGGGAACATTATTTGAAGATGAAAACTTTTTTTGGTCTATCAAACCTAAAGTTAACCATTGGTATATATGGCCTTCACATTTACAACACACACCACAACTTGGCAAAACTGATAATATGAGATACATAATTGCAACAGCAGTAGGAGTAAAGGCAGCACAATGAAAACCGTATTTAACAAAGACAAAAATTTAGACGCAACAAAACAATCAATGTTTTTTGGCGCTGATCTAGCAGTACAAAGATATGATACATTTAAATATCCTATCTTTGATAAACTAACTCAACAACAATTAGGTTATTTCTGGCGACCAGAAGAAGTATCTTTACAAAAAGATAGAAATGATTATGCTCAACTATCAGAAGCACAAAAGTTTATATTTACATCTAACTTAAAATATCAAACTATGTTAGATAGTGTACAAGGTAGAGGACCTTGTTTAGCATTTTTACCATTTGTATCTTTACCCGAATTAGAAAGTTGTATTGTGACTTGGGATTTTATGGAAACAATACATAGTAGAAGTTATACCTACATTATTAAAAACTTATACTCACAACCTGGTGATGTATTCGATAATATAATCAAAGATGAAAAAATTGAAAAGAGAGCTAAATCTGTAACCGAAACATATGATAATTTAATTCTATTAGGTTACAAATATAAACTTGACAATAAGAGTGTTAGTGAATATGATTTAAAGAAAGCATTATGGAAAGCACTAGTCACGGTTAACATACTTGAAGGTTTAAGATTTTACGTATCATTTGCTTGTTCATTTGCATTTGGCGAACTTAAACTTATGGAAGGTTCAGCTAAGATTCTATCACTTATTGCTAGAGATGAAAGTCAGCATTTAGGTGTATCACAAAAAATTATAAACAGCTATAGAAATTTTGAAAATGATAAAGTGATGAACAAAGTTATTAAAGATACTGAAAAAGAAGTCTATGCTCTTTATGATGAAGCACTTAACGAAGAGAAGCGTTGGGCAACTTATTTGTTTCAAAAAGGTTCAATGATAGGTCTATCAGAAAAACTATTACATCAATATGTAGAGTTTATCTGTAATCGAAGAATGAGAGCCATCGGACTTGAATCAAAGTACGAAACTAAAACTAATCCTTTACCTTGGACTGAACACTGGTTAAATAGTAAAGGTTTACAAAATGCACCACAAGAAACAGAAATAGAGAGTTATGTTATTGGTGGCATTAAACAAGACGTTAAGAAAGATCAATTTAAAAAGTTTAAACTCTAATGAACACTACAAAAATTAAATGTCCTCATTGTGAGGAAGAATATAGCATTAAGTGGGCTAATGAAGAATTAGAACCTACTACTTGTCCTTTTTGTGGTGGTGAAACCTCGATTGATGAAGATGACGCAGAATTTTTAGATAATGAAGAAGAACAAGACGATTGGAATTGATTATAGTTTAACTAGTCCTGCTATATGCGTTTGTAGAGGATCGCTTAAATTTGATAATTGTAAGATATATTATTTAACAAACGTAAAAAAATATGAAGGTGATTTTTGTAATGGTAAAATAAATGGCAGACTACATCTACCCTATACCACCGAGAGACAACGACACGATCAGATATCCGATTGGGCGCTTTCTGTTATTGGTACTAGTATTCACAATATTTTTATAGAAGGCTACTCATATGGTAGTAAAGGTCTAGTATTTAATCTTGCAGAAAATATGGGAACACTAAAACATAAATTATATAAACTGAACAAAAGGTTTGAAAGTATTGTACCTGGTCAAGTAAAGAAAAGCGCTACAGGTAAAGGCAATGCAGATAAATTAAAAATGTATGAACAATTTGTAAAAGACACGAAGATAGATTTAATAAAAGAATTTGATCAATCTAAACTTAATAATCCAGTGACAGATGTTGTTGACGCTTATTATGTAGCAAAGGCTGGTTATGCAAGACTTTAAAATATTAATATTAGCATATCTTATAGGTCATAGTCCTATTGAAACTCAAACAACTTTTCAATTAGAAGGTTGGTATAGAAGTATGGAAGAGTGCAGAGCAGAATTAGAACTAAAACTACCAGATGGCAGATACGAAGTAATAAATGACTTTGTTGTACAAGGTGAGTTTCAATGGGATTGGTTAGTTGCAGGTTGCAAATCAGATACTACAAAAGAAGAATACAGAATATATCCTGATTATCCAAAAGGTAAACCTGACGAACTTGAAGGTATTGAATTAGATTTAAATGAAATTAGAATATGAAGATACTAATTGCAAATGAATATCCTGATTTACTAAAAAAATATAAAGTAGAACAATTTGCTTTAGATGATTTAATATGTATACCACCAGATGAATGGTTAGAGAAAAGAATGAAAGAGTTTGGCTATGAAGATAGTTTTAAAAAACATGGTATGAAATATCCTATATCAGTATCAACAGGTGAACATGATTGGGTGTTAGAAAGATTTAAAAGAAAAAACTTACCTCATGTAGTAGATGATAAAGTTAAACCAGGTCTATATGTACATTCTGGTAATAAAAGAGTATATTGGGCAAGACAAAATGGTTACACACATATAGAAGGTTATATGATAAATGAAAGAGAAGATAAGGCAATGACCAGAGCTCATACTCATATTTCACATGATAGGATACCTAAATGAAACTTACTATAATAGGAACTCAAAGTGTGTGTCAAAGTGTACATCATGCTCTTGCAAGTCAAAAAAATAAAAAAATAGAATTTCATCAAATACCTATAAAACACGAAGAAGATTATTTTAATAATACAATGATGACTTATAATGATCTTTGGAATATACAAACTTCAGACGCTATCTGTTTGTTTGGTACTTGGGGTAGTGATAACAAAAACAGACAATGGCATCCTAAAACTAATAAAAGAAGACAAGCTTATATAAATCAAGTAAACAAATTTTTTGTAGATGTTGCTAATTCATATGACACAAAAGTTATAGTATTTGAAACAGCAACAATGAGTAGGTGTAGGCAAGCATTATCAGGTAACAAACATTGGAAAGATGAGAACCCAAAATATTATCGTATGGGTCTTAATCACTGGACATATGGACCTGCTAAATTTTGTAGACCTAAAAGTATGAATAGATTAGAAAAGTTTATAATAGATAATAGTAATTACACAGATCAATTAACTGAACAATTTTATCATCATAAATGGAAAAATAATAAAGATGGTAAGATAGTAATTATGACAGGATTAGAAAACGATCCTACTAGTACAATGCCAGGTCCTGAGTTTGTTGAGAAAAGTGTTGCAGAAATAAGAAAACATACTGATAAAGAAATTCTAATTAAACCTCACCCTATGAGTGACTATGAATCTAAACATCACACTATGCTTAATAAACATATGTCTCTAAAAGATTTAGCACCACTTTTATATTGTGCAGTATTAGATAACAGCACATCTATATTTGAATTGACAATGTTGGGTATACCTTGTTTTACTACAAGTGCAAACTTTGGTTATAAGTTAGGTAATATAGACCTATCTAAAATTAATGATATATATTATAGCGATGAAGATACTATGCAAAAATGGTGGAATGAAATGTGCCATACAGAATTTAGAGAAAATGAATTTAAAGATTCAATGATATTCGATTACATACAGGAGTTAGTAGAATGAACGAACCATTACCACACCACTTAGGTGGACATAAAAATAGAACACACACAGATGAAGGTGTAATAAGATTTGCTAGAGATGAACTAGGTGTCAAGTCTATGTTAGATATAGGTTGTGGCCCAGGTGGTCAAGTCTATAAGGCAATTGAAATGGGTATTGACGCAAGAGGTATAGATGGTGATCATACACTTGTTAGAGATAAACCAGAACTATTTGAATTACACGATTTTACAAAAGGTAAGTTTGAAAATTACAAAACTAAATTTGATATGATTTGGTGTTGTGAGTTTGTTGAGCACGTAGAAAAACAATATGAAGATAACTGGATGTCACTAATGCAAAGTGCAAAATATGTTTTTGTAACCTATTCAGAACCAGGTAAACCAGGACATCATCATGTAAATTGTGAAGATAAACATTACTGGATAGAATTATTTAAAAAGTATGGTTTTACATATAGAGATGATTATACTTTCTCATCAAAAGCAAGATCAACTATGGAAAGAGAGTTTTGGCGAAGCAGAGGACTAGTATTTGAAAATGTTAAATCTAACCAATCATAAGTTAAATGAATACGAAGGATATAATCCACACCTTCATATAAAAGAGTTTATCAATAATGAAGATTATGAGACTCTATTAGAGCAATATCCAGACGATAGTTTATTTAAAGACGAGATACCTGATAGTAGAAAACATGGTCAGAGACCTCATTGTAGAAGATTGATGGTTATTAAAACAGGTAAAGAAAGTCCTTATTTTGATCCATATATTAAAAGTATAAATGATTTACCTTTTGTTTGGCAGACATTATTAGCAGAATTAAAAGGTAAAGAGTATAAAGAATTTATGTGTGATCTATTAAAGATAAAAGATTTTAGAATTAGATTTGATTTTCATAGAACACAAAGTGGTTTAGATGTATCACCTCACGTAGATAGTATTGGTAAATATGCGTCTCATCTTTTATACTTTATGCCAAAAGGTTGGAAAGAAGAGTATGGTGGTTCTACTATTTTTTATAAAGGTAGAAAAGTAAACGATATGAATCCTGAAACTAAAGACTTTGAAGAAAGTAAATTATATCCTACTTCAGGCAACACATCATTAATATTTAAAAACGTATCAGAGGGTTGGCATGGCATAACCGAAGTTAAAACAGATAACATAGATAGACAAATATGTAATGTTCTAATATTAAAGAAAGATTTGTAATGGCGCAAATGGATGATATAGAACAATTGTCTTACGAAGAAAGTAAAAAACAAACTAAAGAGAGAAAAGACAAAGGTAAAAATATGATTAGACCATTTACTTTTGATGAAGAAAAAATATTAAGAGATGGTTTATATAATAATAATATAGAGGAAAAAAATGAAAAGACACCATCTGAATTATTACAAGAAGAATTGGAACCAATAAATGGCTAACACATTAAATAGAATACTAAACAAAGTTAGTAAGTTAGGTCCTGATTATCATTGTATGCACCAAGAGATACATCCAACAGGTGCTGGCACTAGAAGATATATTTTATATAGAATTTTAGAACCTATCAATAACCCAAAAACAGACTTTGGTAAACAAGAGTTTTTAAATAGACCCTTACCTGCTTTAGAGTTTGAGAATTTTATAGATAAATTATTAAATGACTAATGATGAAGCTAAGGCTCTCTTTAAAAAAAATATTCAATCAGTTGAGATAGGTACTCACAACTATTGTAATAGGACTTGTACATTTTGTCCTTTATCAGTAGAGGGTGTGAATAGAAGAAACTTTAAAAATACCATCTTTATGAAAGATGAAATGTACGAAAATATTATGAAACAATTAAGTGAAATTAACTTTGCAGGTCGTTTAGATTTTAGTCGGTACCACGAACCCACATCTCATAAAAAATATATTTTAGAAAAGATTAAAATTGCTAAAAGATATTTACCATCTGTAAAGATAAGTCTTAACACTAATTCAGATTACATAAACAAAGAATATCATCAACAACTTGTTGAAGCAGGTGTAGATAGTTTTGCTTTTCAAGCATATATGAAAAATGGTGCTAACAAGTTTGATGAAGACGAGGTGTTTAAAAGAATTAATTATATAACTGATAGATTAGGTGCACCTAGAATAGATAAAGAACAACACAGAAACAAAGAGTGGATTATCTACAAACTACCTGAAAGATTTAAAGGTAAAATACACGCAAGAAACTATTGGGTAAATGGTGTGAACAGAGCAGGTACGGTATTAGATACTAACTATACAAGAACTAAACCATGTACAAGTATGAACAAAGGTGTTTACATAGATTACAATGGTAGTATGACAGCGTGTTGTGATATGTTGACACCAGAACTACATAGTAAATGGGAAGTAGGCAATTTAGAAAAACAACCAAATATATTTTTAAACTATACAAGTAAATTCTATACAAAATTTAGAGAAAGAATTACAAAGGCAGATTGGTATCCTAATTCACCTTGTATAAAATGTAAACGAGATGTAAGAGGAAGTCAGGCAAGATAATGTGTGCAATACATGGTATATTAGATAAGAGAGGACACTTTATTGATAAAATGATAGAGGCTGCTCATCATAGAGGACCTGATGGTAATGGTAAGTTTGTTAGTGATGATATTACATTAGGCCACAACTTATTATCTATTGTAGATAAAGAAACAAACTCAAAACAACCTTGGATATTTGAAGACACAATATTAGTTTATAACGGAGAGATATACAATTACAAAGAATTAAGAGATAACTTAAATTATAACTTTAAAACAGATACCGATACTGAAGTTTTATCAATAGGTTTAAAACTTGAAGGTAAAGACTTTATAAAAAAACTAGATGGTATGTTTGCCTTTGCATGGTACAATAAAAATTCAAAAGAACTTGTAATGGCTAGAGATAGTAATGGCACTAAACCTTTATACTATGGTTTGTTAAGCAACAGACTATGTTTTTCTAGTGAGGTAAAAAGTTTATTAGCAATAGGATTTGAAAGAAAGATTTGTAAAGAAGCACTTAAACATTATTATAAACAAGGATACAACTCAGGTTATTTAACTTTATTTGAAGGTATAAAAAAGTTTGTACCAGGTCAAGTATTAAGTTATGATGTTCATACAGGTAGAAGATTTACATACAATTTAAATGATAAAAAGATAGAACTTAATACAACATTTAAAAATGTAGAAGAAGAAATCGCAGAAAGAATAAACAAGGCAGTTAAAATGACACTTATGGGTCGTAGAAAAATTGGTTTGTTTTTAAGTGGTGGTATGGATTCTACATCTATATTATATGAAATGAAAAGACTAGGTGTTAATCCTAACACATACACCTCAAACTTTGAAACAACTTTACCAGGTAGTGCATTGAACGAAGACTCTGAGGTTGCAAAAAAGTATTGTGACGAATTACAGATAGAAAACAATAGACTTCATCAAAATGAAAAAGACTTTGTTGACGCAATGGATAAAACATTTTATGCTTTAGAAGAACCAAGACAAGGTAAAAGTTTTCCTACTTATTACAATACAAATAAATTTATGTCAGATAATGGTGTTATAGTCACATTAAGTGGTGATGGTGGTGATGAGATATTCACAGGATACAAACATCATGTTAAAGGTGATTGGCGAAACAAATTAAATTCTTTAGGCATGAGTCATAGAGGTTTAAATAATCCTGAATTACAAATTACACTAGATCAACAAATGGATTACTTACATGAGTGGTTACCTACAGCACCTATTCAAGGTGACGCTATCAATGATATGATGTATATAGAATGTATGAATACATTAGCTGAAGATTTTTTAATTAGAAACGATAAGTTAGGTATGAACTTTAGTATGGAGGCTAGATTCCCTCTTATGTGTAATGTAATAAGAGATTATATAAGAACTATACCATCATCATATAAAGCAGTACTTAAACACAAAGCAAATAACAAAAAGACATTTAAAGCAAAAACATTATTTAAGAAAGCATATGAACGAAGATTACCTGAGTATATTGTTAGAAAGAAGAAAACAGGTTGGCGTTTCCCAACAGACGAAATACTAATAGGTAACGCTTCTACACCTGGCAGAGATGATAGTATATTAAGACAATATATTTTTGAAACATTAAAAGATAAAGAAGTAAGAGATATATTTGAATTAGATGACGACACTATTTGGAACTTTATGGATAATAAAAACTTTACACCTAATCAAGGTTCTAAATTTGCACCAGCGATGTTAAGACAAAAAGAACTATTTACAATACTCAATTTCGCAGTATGGAAAAAAGTATTCAAAATGAGCATATAAATATATGAAAGGAAGATTATGAAATATCCATTGGCTTGTGATACTTGGGATCAAAGAGAAATAAAAGCAATACATGAGGTTATAGAGGGTGGTAGATATACCATGGGACCTAAAGTTAAGCAATTTGAAAAAGAGTTTTGCGATTACTTTAAATGTGAGGACGCAGTAATGGTCAATAGTGGATCAACAGCGAACTTACTCATGTTAGCAATATTAAGAGAAAAATACAAACTAGGGGGTAATATCATTGTTCCCGCAGTTTCATGGTCTACTACTTACTTTCCAGCATATCAATACGGGTTTCATCTCAATTTCGTAGATATAGACAAAGATACTCTAAACATAGATACCACTAAAATAGAGACGGCTATAGACGCAGAAACGTGTGCTATATTCGCAGTTAATCTTTTAGGTAATTCATGTGACTATAAGAAGATTAAAGAGATCGCAAATAAACATGGTCTAGTATTGATAGAGGATAATTGTGAAAGTCTAGGTGCAATCAATAACGATTTAGATAAGTACACAGGCACGATAGGTAAAATGGGTAGTTTTAGTTTCTTCTTTAGTCATCATTTACAAACTATGGAAGGTGGCATGATTGCTTGTCAAAGTAAAGAAGACGCAGATTATATAAGATCATTAAGGGCGCATGGTTGGTGTAGAGACTTACCCGACAATAATAACATCTACACAAAAACAGGTGACCCATTTAAAGATAGTTTTACATTTGTCACGCCAGGTTATAGTGTCAGACCTTTAGAGATGAGTGGTGCAATAGGAAGTGTACAACTAAAGAAATGGCCTGAGATGAGAAGACAAAGAGTATTAAACGCAGAATACTTTACAGAAAAATTTAAAGATTTGTTTGGTGTAAGAATACAAACAGAAATAGGTTCATCAAGTTGGTTTGGTTTCTCAATCATATTAGAAAATCATTTAAAAGGTAAACGAGATGAACTAGTTAAAAAATTAAGAGATAGTGGTGTTGAGTGTAGACCTATTGTTGCAGGTAACTTTATGAAAAATCCTGTTATAGATTACATAACATACCTAGACCATAACAATTATGATAGTGCAAATTATATACACGATCATGGTTTGTTTATTGGTAATGATGTAAGAGACTTAAAAGAAAACATAGATATGGTCTATGATATAATAAAAGGATTAGTATGAAGAGAGCTTTAATAACAGGTATCACAGGACAAGATGGTGCTTATCTAGCTAAGAACTTATTAGAAAAAGGATACAAAGTAATTGGTGGTGAACGAAGAACTACTACTAATAAGTATTGGCGATTAGATGAGTTAGGTATTACAAAAGATATAGAGTTTGTAGAACTAGATGTAATAGATCAGGCAAACATTAGAAGAGCAATAGAAAAATCAGAACCTGAAGTAGTATATAATCTAGCAGCTCAATCATTTGTTGGCTTATCATTTGAACAACCTGAACTTGCTACACTTATAGATGGTATGGGTGTGTTAAGAATATTAGAAAGTATAAGACAAGTAAATCATAAAATTAAATTTTATCAGGCATCCACAAGTGAGATGTTTGGTAAAGTAGCACAAATACCTCAAAATGAAAAGACACCTTTTCATCCTAGATCACCATATGGTTGTGCAAAACTATTTGGTCATGCTATAACTGTAAATTATAGAGAGGCATATGGTATATTTGGTTGTTCAGGTATATTATTTAACCATGAAAGTCCTTTAAGAGGAACAGATTTTGTTACCAGAAAAATTACAAAGGGTCTTGCAAATTGGAAGAAGACAGGTGAACATACATTACTAGGTAATTTAGACGCAGTAAGAGATTGGGGTCATGCTGAAGACTTTGTTGAAGGTATGGTTACTATGATGAATATGAAAAGACCAGATGACTATGTACTTGCAACAGGTCAAACACACACTGTTAGAGAATGGATTGATAAGTGTTTAGAATATGCAGAAATTAAACCATCTTGGTCAGGCAACCAAGTATCTGATTACAAAACAGGTAGATTAATATTTAAATGTGACTCTAAAAATTTTAGACCTGCTGAAGTAGATATATTAAAAGGGGATGCTAAAAAAGCAAGAACTGTACTTAACTGGAAACCTAAACATACAATTGACAGTCTAGTTAAAGATATGGTTGACGCTGATATGAGAAGATATGGATAAAATATTTGTAACCACATTTAATAAGAGTTTATATAAGTCATATGCACATAGATTAATTTCTACATATACTGCTACACATCAAAAAACTCCTATGATTGTTTATGTAGAAGATGATGTAAAGAAATATCCTCAACACCATTTAATAGAATTTAGAAACCTTTTTGAAAAAGAACCATTAGTAAAAGACTTTGTTGAGAGAAATAAACAAAGACCATTTGACGCCTACTACAAAGACGCTTGTAGATTTTCATACAAAGTATTTGCTCAAAAGGCAGCTAGTATAGAAGAAAAAGGTAAAAGATTATTTTATGTTGACGCAGATTGCGTATTCACAAAGACAATACCAGAACAATGGTTTGACACAGTATTAAAAGATAAGTTTGTTGCATTTTACGACAGACCTAATCAATATACAGAAACAGGTTTTATTGCATTTGATACAAGAAAAGAATGTACACAACAATTTTTTGACAAGTATGTTGAATGGTATATTAAAGATACGGTTTATGACTTACCTGCCTATACAGATTGTCATACATTTGACGCAACTAGAGCATACATGGGAACATTTAAAAACGATTACACTGAACAGAAATTAGGTGATGGTAAGAATGCTCATATCATGGCAAGACATGCTTTAATGAATGAATATATAGATCATAGAAAAGGTAATAGAAAAGAACAACTTAATAGTCCAGAATGGATTTCACAAAGGATGTAATATGGGAATAAAAGCAGGAAAGATATGGGGCAAAACTGAACTTATACATGCTAATGGTGTATTAGAATTTCATAGAATAGAATATAAAAAAAATGTTGCGTGTTCTAAACATAAACATGACTATAAATGGAATGGGTTTTTTGTAGAGTCAGGTAAAATGCTTGTAAGAACATGGCAACAAGGAACTCAACAAGGTCTTATAGATGAAACAATATTAAATGCAGGCGATTTTACTAGAGTTAAACCAGGTTTATACCATGAGTTTATAGGTTTAAAAGATGGTGTAGCATTTGAATTATATTGGGCAGAGTTTAGCCATGATGATATAACAAGAGAGTCTCAAGGTCATGCAGTAAACGAAGATGTAATGGCAAGGTCTGAAGACGCAAGCTACGAAAACAATAATGATTAAAGTTTTTATAGGATACGATACAAAAGAAAAGGCAGCGTTTACTACCTTATCACATAGCATAATACAGAATAGCACAAAACCTGTATCTATTACACCCATTGCATTAAGTAATTTAAAAGATGATTTTGTAAGAGAAAGAAATAAACTATCTTCAACAGAGTTTTCATTTAGTAGATTTCTAACACCATACTTAATGAACTATCAAGGTTGGGCATTGTTTATGGATTGTGATATGCTGATGGAGGCAGACATTGCTGAACTATGGCGATTAAGAGATGACAAATACGCAGTGCAAGTTTGTAAACATGATTACACACCAAAGAGTAGTGTTAAGTTTTTAAATCAAGTGCAGACAGTTTATCCTAAAAAGAACTGGTCTAGTTTTATGTTAATGAATTGTAAGAAGTGTACAGCACTAACACCTGACTATGTAAATAGAGCAAGTGGTTTAGAACTACATCAATTTAAATGGTTAGAAGGTGATCACTTAATAGGAGATTTACCTTTAGAGTGGAATTGGTTAGCAGGTGAATATGAACACAAAGAAGATATTAAGAATGTTCATTTTACAGAGGGTGGTCCTTGGTTTAAAGAATATAAAGAATGTGATTATTCGCAGAATTGGTTTAAATATTATAATGATACAAGGGTTTGAAACTAGAGAAATAACAGATATACCTATTAGAGCATTTGTCAAAAGTGCAGATGGCACTATTCATAAAAAAGTTAAGACGGTAGATCAATACGAAAATACAGAGTGGCCTACATTTAAAGATTTGAGCTTACCTGTTGCAGTGTTTGGTGTGTTAAGAGGTACTGGTGATATAATTAAACATTGTATGACAAAACCACAAGTCTTTTTTTATTTTGACCATGCTTATAGATTTGGCAAAAGACATGGGTCAGGATTATTAGATGAAAAGATTTACAGAATAACTAGAAACGATTTCTCACTAACTTACATTGATAAATTAGAAAAAGACGATTACGATAGAATAGAAAAGTATAAGAAACATATAGATATAAAACCTTGGAAAAAAGAAGGCAAATATATTTTAGTATTACCACCATCAGAACACGCAAAGAAATTTTATGGTTGTTCTAGTTGGGAAGAAGATTCAATAATGCAGATTAAAAGTGCAACTAAAAAAGAAATTGTGGTAAGACAAAAGAACTCAACAGACTCATTAGAAAAACAATTAGAAGAGGCATTTGCCTGTGTATCATTTAACACAACAGCGTGTATAGACGCATTATTAAATGGTGTGCCTAGTTTCGTAGATGGTATTTCATGTGGGTTACCTGTTTCAAAAACAAATTTATTAGAGATAGAACAACCACATTATGCAGAGGATAGACAAAAGTGGATAGATAGTTTACTTGCTAATCAATTTACAATGTCAGAGATAGAAAATGGTGTTGCATATAAAAAAGTAAGTGCATGGAGATTTGCATGATCTGGTTATGTTTAGGAATCGTAATAGTGTTAATTTTAAGAAGTGAAGCACCACAACATAAAAGTGAAGAAGACAAATTTAAAGACCCTTGGAACTGGACAGGATTCGGCGGATGATTATAACTCACAAAATGAAATGGGATAAATGTTTATCGCATGAGATATGGCCACATATAGAAAAAGGTTGGCAAGATGAAGATAAAGAGATACATTTTTTTTGGGGATTAGGTGGTGCAAATAGAGAACTGATTAAAGATTGTATAGTCAATAAAAAAGAATGGTGGTATGTTGATGTAGGTTATTTTACTCAACAGATAACAAGATACCCAGCACCTAAAATACACGATTACGATAAGACATATTTTAGAATAGTCAAAGGCGATATTCATTCTAATAAAGGTAAAGTAGGGCCTGGTAGAAGAATAGTTGATTTAGAAAGTAAAGGTATTGATGTCACGTTTAAAGGTTGGAATATGGGCGAAACAAAACATATACTTTTATGTCCATCTTCAGATACGGTGACAAGAGAAAGTAATGGTATGTCGCAAGACGAATATATACAACAAGTCACAAAAGATTTAAAACAACATACTAATAGAGAGATTAGAGTAAGAAATAAACCACGACCAGGTAATGAGTGGTGGGAAACAGATATAAAAGATGATTTAAAAGATTGTCATTGTTTGGTTACAAATATGAGTTTGGCAGCCATAGACGCAGTAATGAATAAAGTGCCTGCTATATGTGAAGGTCAAAATGTTGCATGGCCAATAACTTCAAGGCACCCTAAATATGTAGAAAAACCTTTTAGACCAGGCCGAAAGACAATGAACGAGTGGATTAAATTCGTAGTAGAGAATCAATTTACAATAGAAGAAATGTCTAATGGCGTGGCATACGAAACTTTAAAACATCAATATGGGCCAGAATAATTTTATATGTGTACTTTGGGGTGCAAAATATTCAGAGAAGTATGTAGAAACTCTTTACAATATGGTAAAGAGAAATACTACTTTACCTTTTAACTTCTATTGCTTAACAGACCGAGATCACAAAGCATTTACAGATAACATTAAATCAATAAGAATACCTGACCCACAATTACAACACTGGTGGAATAAAATGCACCTGTATAATCCTGAATTAGGTTTAGAGGGCAATTGTTTATATATTGATTTAGATGTTGTTATTGTAGGCAACCTAGATGAGTTTTTTACATTTGGTAAAGATGAAGATTTTTGCGTAATTAGAGACTTCGGTCAACCTAGTACAACAATAAATTCTAGTGTATTAAGATTTAATCAACAACATCATAATCATATATGGAAAACATACATTGAAAGAAAAGACACATTTGATAAATTACATGGCGATCAAAATGTAATTACAGATTTAATGTGGGAACATAAACAGAAAGTTTACTTTCCTGACGAGTGGACATATTCATATAAATGGCCTGAAAGAGGCAAACCTAAAAAGTACGAGAAATACAAACCAGATCAACACCCATTAAAAACAGATAGTAAGATATGTGTATTTCATGGACATCCTAATCCAGACTATGCTATGAAGTATCAGAGTGGAGAATGGATTAAAGATTTATGGCGATAGTAGAAGACTTTGATCCTGGTAAATACTTACAAGCAAAGAAACGATATTGTCCTAGATACTTCTATGGTCACAGAGGTTTTAACATACCTGTACAAGTAGTTGATATAACTAAACTTACATATATTCCTAGAGAGATAGGTAAGACATATATTAAAAATTACTTAATCAATCCATTAGTGGTGTGTAAAATAACACCTGAAAGATGGCAAGGTGAAAAGGTAGGTAATATACCTTATAGAAATCCTAATACAATTGTTAGAACTAATGAAGATGGTTTTATATATGTGGCAAGTAGAGGTTGCAAACGAATTATGAGCATGATAGAGAATGGGTATCAGTTTGTGGATGCTTATGTACTTGATGATATGCAGACATGCTATGAACTAGGTACGCAATTAGTTAATGAATACAACGAATCTTTATAGATGTTCACGCTTTGTTCTTCTATGTGCGTCAAAATGCGCCTTCTAAAATCTTAAAAACCTAGTAAAATCAACAGGAATAATGCTTGTTTAATATCCGTATATAGTGTATATTATACGTATATGACACAAAAACTTACAAAAAATAATACTTTTAATTTAGTTTACAAAAGAGAATACCAAGATTCAGAGGATAGATTTGATGAATTTTTTCCTATCTATTATACAATATTCAGAAACGTACCTATGAAACATTTAAAGACTTTGAATACTGAAACAAAATTTAAAAAGATAAAGTCTTTCTGTGATAATAATTTTAAAGAAGACGCTACAAATGCTACAGGTTCTAGTGAAGTAGAAATAATTACAGGTAAAGATTACTACAGAACATATTCAGATGAATTTGGTGCTGACATAGTTGATAATGATAAATCATTTTTTAATGATTACGGTCAGTTGTGGAATGGTAGACAATTTTTTAAACACGATTTTGCACCCAAACTTACAGAGAGTTTGGATGCTAGAACATACAAAAACGAACTAAAAAGAGAAGGAGGAAATCGTTATGCAAATTAATTTAGGCGATACAATAAGAGACGAAAGAGGTAGAGAGGGTGTTGTTACCAATATAGGTATTGCAACAGACCCTGCTGATATAGCAGCTGAGAGTGAACAATCATTGAGTGCTAAAACATATGACACTGATTTAAATTATGTTGGTGCAATTACATTTGGTTCTTACTGGTGTTATTTTATTCAGATAAAAGATGTTATTAAAAAAAATGATTATGTTGAAGACACATCATGGATGAGACAAGAATCAGATATAGATGTTTCTATCAATTTAGAAAATGAAAGTAAACTAGGAAAATAATGAACGGATACTTTGCTATACAATTAGATAAACAGAGTTGTAATGCAGTTAAGAAAAGTGCTACAATGCCTGTTATAGTTTCAGATCATATAACACTTGCATATAAACCTGTTAAAGAAGTTTATGACAAATACTCTAAACTTATAGGTAAAAAAGTAGGTGCTATGATTAAAGGTTATAGATCAAATGCTAATATTGAAGCATTTTGGGTTGGCGATATGTTCTTATTAGAAGATGACAAAAAGATTAAGAGAAACGACAATGGTGCTGCTCACATAACACTTTCACATAAGAAAGGTTATAAACAAGGTGACGCAAATTCTATGTTTACAAAACCAGATTTAAAGATTAAAAGATATGGTTACGTAGAGGGAAAGGTGAAGTACTTCAAATATGGGTGATACATTACAATTGATTCTATTACTTTTTATAATGTTAGGGTTAGCATATTGTATTTCCCTAACAATTAGTGCTGAAATAACGCTTGACAAAATTAAAGAAAAATGCGATAATATAAAGAAACACTTAAATGAAATCATTAAAAAGATCAAATAAAGAGATATATAAAAGTATAAACAGACCGTCTTTCAAAAAGACACTTATGGGTTTTTCATTACCCGATTTATCGTTAGATATTAATGGTCTTAAAAGAAATTCTATACCAACGAGTGATAGGATCCCAGGCGCTTGTGTAAAGAGAACTTTACCCATAGCAAAAATGCCTGCTGGTAAAACAATCGGTATCGCTTACAACAAAGGTAATTATCAAGTTGTTGACGCTGCTGATTTTAAAACAATGGGAAGGAAAGTATGATAAGAGCATACGTGATAATAATGGCTATGATGATTTGTTTCTTAACATTAGGCGGAAATCTAATGGCAGATGAAAAGAAATCTATTAGTGACTTAGGTAAGGGTATAAAAGAAATACCTAGTAAAGTATCTACTCATTTACAAAACGAGTGGGTTAAAACTAAAGAGTATCAAAAAGAAGGTTGGGCTGAAAGTAAGGCACAATTTATTAGAACAAAAGAAAACATAGTTTCATTGTTCAAAGGTAACAAATAATGAACGGCGACTTTGTATATACTAGTGCCAATGACGGCACTAGTTTAATTAGACCTGTTTCTGCTAGAGCAGAGACATGGTTTAAAGATAACAATATAATCAAAAAGGTAATTGACAATACCGAAGATTATTATGTGATAAAATCTGTTGACGGACCTGATTTATGTCAAAAAATAAGAGAATCAGGCATGGATTTTACAAGTTAAATGCCAGAAGTGTTGATTTTATTGACTTTTTTAGGGGTTGACAAGATTGACTAAAACTGATATACTAATAACAAATATGACAAAACTATGGGAGGTCTTATATTATGAACACTAAACAAAGTATATTTAAAGAGTTTGAGATTGCAAAACAAAAAGATATTGCAAAATCAAAGAAACCAGAACCGAGAGAAGAAGTATTTACGAATAGACTCGCTGTTCTAAAATCACACAGAGACGCTAAAAAATCTAACAGAAATCAATACTCTGGTTTAGATATTAATTTTGACAAATTAATTCTTGCGTATTCTAGTCCAAGTCCACTTGATCATTTTTACAAAGTTGGCTTCGGAATGAGTTATGACGAGTATGTTGCTAAAAAACACGCAGAAGAACAGAAAGAAAAAGACATTGAAAAAAAGTCTATTAATAATTAGTTGTTGTTTGTTGTTAGTTAATTGTGCTGCTAGGGATGCTCTTGTATCTTCTAGTGGCGCAACCACTGGCGCTGTAACCGCTGGGGCAACTTGCTCTACGGTTATAAACGACCCTTATGCAATTGCAGCTTGTGCTATGGCAGGTGCTGCTCACGGCGCAGATCAAATCTGGAATGATGACTTCAACAATCATAAGAAGTATTTTGTAGATCACTTAATTGGTGCTCCTAACAAACCTAATATTACAAACTGGTATAATCCTAAAACTAAAAATTCAGGTATTATTAAAACAACAAGAACATGGTACAAAGGTCCTTTCAAATGTAGAGACTATGAATCGACTATTGATATTTCACCATCGTGGCCAATGCAATGGGCAAGTAGTGGTCCTGTAAGAAGAACTAATTTTGGTGTTGCGTGTATGTTACCTGATGGTAGAATTGAGATACAAAAATAATGAAATATAAAGAAGATAAGATATTAGAAGAAATAAAAAAGTATATCAAGTCAACCTATGGCGAACATTATAGTACTACAAAGGATGGGTTTCAAGTACAAGATATGCTCAGACAATTAGGTATTGATAAAGATTTTTGTCAGGCAAATGCAATTAAGTATTTGTGCAGATACGGAAAAAAAGATGGCAAAAATAGAAAAGATTTAATGAAGGCAATACATTATGTTATTTTATTATTATCAAGTGAAGACGCAGATAAGGAGAAACTAAACTAATGAAGTATCCTATATTTGCAATATTACAATTGATGTTCTATACATTAATATTAATTACATTATCAAAGGTTGCTTTTGCTGAAGTTGATGGATTAAGAGACGACCTGAATGAAAAACAATTGAAGAAGGCAAAAGTGATTAAAGTAGATACAGGTTTAGAAACCTATACAGCAGAGAAAATTAGTTTAAGTGATGATAACACTTTGTATAGTAAAGAGAAAGATAGATTTTTAACTCCAGACGGACAATGGTGTTTTGTGACTATCAATATAAAACAACAAGGCGATGAGATTGTTAAAAAAGAAGAATTACATTGTGCTGATACAAAATTTGGGATTACAAAGAGTCAAAAGATTGAAGAATTAGAAAAAGAAATAGAACTAGAAAAGGCAAGAAAACCTGGTTATTGGGAATTATTTGCAGAGTTTTATTATAGAGATTCAAATGCACCGTTATATTGCAGAAAATACGCAAGACCACAATCATGGTTTAAGAGACCTGGTACGGTTTGTTTGAATCCAACTGGTAAATGGGAGGTGATGAAAAGATGATAAAATTGTCATTTACTATAATTGTTCTTTGGGTCTTACTGGCTCTCAACTGGGAACAATTTAATACAACGGTTGATAGGTATCAGCTTGTTGACAAGACTAGAGAGTTAGTGTATAATATGAAGGAGAAGGTAATAAATGATGAATAAGTATGTGAAAATATTGTTTGTAGGCGTGTTAAGTTTGCTTGTTGCAAATTGTACAGCAAATAAAACATACACTATCAAACAAGAAAAAGGTAAGGCTGTTGCAAAAGTTCCTGCCTGGTACATGAATGACTACAATAAGAAAAAAGAATGTGGCACTACTAAATTCGGTAAGAATAAAGATAAAAAGTGTATATTCGGTGTAGGTACTTCAGTGTCTCCAGACCTTGAACTTGCAATAGAAAAGGCATCCCTAATCGCTAAGGCAGAAATGGCCGATATGATTAAGGGTGAGATGAACAAGAAGGCGAAAATCTTTACAACTGAATTAGGTAAAACTAATACAAAAACAGTTGTATCAGATGTAGAAACGACTCTTGTTAACATAATTAAAAATACACCTGTTAGAGGATATGAAATATTCAAAACAGAGGTAACTATGACGAAGAATGGTTACTATCGTGCTTGGGTTGGTTTGAAATTACCACTAGGTGACGCTAACAAGATGTATGATTATGCAATCGAAACGGTTGTTGACGCTTACGAGTTAAAGAAACTTGCTGAGAAGAAATATAACGAAGTAGAAATGATTGCTAAAGAGGACAAAGTAAATGAGTAAAGTAGTTGTTTATTCAAAAAACAATTGTACTTTCTGTACCAAGGCCAAAAACTTATTAAAGAGTGTTGGCCTTGAATACACAGAGAAGAAGATGGAAGATTTTAAAGATGTTGGCGATATGTTTGAGAACATAGGCAAACCTGTAAGAAGTATGCCACAAATTAAAGTAGATGATAAATTATTAGGTGGGTATAATCAGTTAGTAGAATACCTTGCTGACAAAGGTCTAGTTAATTTTAAAGGTGAAAAGATATAATGATGACAGATAAGATTGACGATAAAGATAACGTAATTATCTTTCCTAAAATAAAACAAGAACCTAAAAAACAGATTTCACCTAAACATCAAAAAGAATTAAAAGATTTACAGGCAAGATTATTTGTAACCACACTGATGGAAAAGGTGCAAGATGAATTGTTTATATTGTTTGGGCAAAATTCTATTGCAACAGATGACGCTCAATTTCAAAAAGACTTTGCTTTCATAATGGAGAGTGTGAAGTCGTGTCTGTATAGAGACTTTAACCTAAAACATAGTTTACATAATATTGTTGACCGTGTTGCTCAGAGTGTGGCTGCTAATGGCAAGATACTAAAACAGAGTGAAGAAGACAAGTTAAGTTATGTACAAATGAATTATTCAGATATTTTATTTAGAAGTAAAATAAAGAAAAAAGATTTACCACCAGAGACTCTTAAAAAGTTAGAAGAGTTAATTAGTAAACATCAAAAAAAAGATGATGATGGTGACAAAATTACCTAAAGAACCTGGTAATACTTTATGTAGTAAAGTGCCACTACATAATTTATCAAATTGAGGCACAATTATAGGAGTAATAATGTTTAAATCATTATTCGGTGACTCTGCTAGAGTTATATCAAAAACAAAAAAAGTATCAAAAAGAGGCAGAAAAACTATGTCTAAAAGACAAAAAGTTTTAAACCTTTTATCAAAAGGTGAGTCTGTATCTTGGAAGACTTTAAGAAATAGATTTGATTTAGGTAGTCCTAGATCACTTGTTGACACATTAAGATCAGAAGGAAACATGATCTATGTTAACAAATCTACTAAAGGTACATCTTACAGAATGGGTGTTCCAACAAAAGCGATAATCGCTGCTGGTATCAAAAAGTTATACGGTACTCCGTATGCTTACAGAAATGCGTAATTTAGATTACACATTTAAGGTGTGGGGTGAAAACCCCACATCTAATTCTTACATAAATAAGAATAAGGAGAATTAATTATGGCTACAACAACGACAAGTGCATTGAACAACATGGCGATGGCAACATCATCAGCACCTTTATTTTTTGAGATTTTTAGAGACCTAGATAAAGCAGAAACAGAAGCTGCTAAACTAGACATTTTAAGAAAAAATGACAGTACACCTATGAGACAATTACTCAAAGGTGCCTTTGATCCTAAAATCGTATGGGAGTTACCTGAGGGTACACCACCTTACAAAGAAAATGAAGCGCCTGCTGGTACTGAACATACAACCTTACATAGTGAAGCAAGAAGACTACACTATTTCATAAAAGGCGCTAATGTTCTCAATAAAGCAAAACGAGAAATTTTGTTTATTCAAATGCTAGAAGGTCTACACGCTGAAGAATCAAAACTATTATTGAATGTTAGAAACAAAAATTTATCTAATGTTTATAGTGGCTTGACGGCTGACCTAGTTAAAAAAGCGTTTGGGTGGACTGAGAATTTCACTAAAAATAAATAATTGTATCTGATTCGATACAAATACAACTTTAGGGTGTAGAACAAAAGTAGAACATCTACTTGACACAATGTCGCACCCTAATTTCCCTATATAATTCAACATAAAAAACGGACTATTATTCCATTATTTGCTTGTTTACTATACCCATTTCTGATATATTATGAGTATGAAAACAATTAATACTTACATTATGAAAGGAAATAAATAGTTATGAGTAAAGTTAAACAATACTATACAGATATTGCAGAAACCAAAGTTGATAAGATTGTCAAAAGTTATACTGATAATTTAATCACTGAACAAACTGCTATCAAAGACATCATGGATGTTGAGGACGTAAACTTACTTAATATTGATGATGAAAATGTTGGCGAAGTTTTATACTATGCCAAAGAAGACCTAAAGGTAATGCAGTAATGAAAAAAGTTATTGTAATATTCTTTATATTTTATTTTTGGGTATATGCTCTTGCAAATGCTTTTTCAAAAGCAAATGCTGATGAATATACAAACGCAGTAGTAGGTCATGTTATAGTTGAGACAATCAATGGTAACATGAATCATAATGCGTTATTAGAGAGTGAGTTAAATAGACTTGCTCACAATTTTGCGATTGAGTCTATGGTTATATTACAGAAATATCTTCCGTCAATATTAGAAGGTATCGCTGCTGATATGAGACTTGAAGCAGACAAAAAGTATAAGTGCAAATTACTAGAAGGATCACCTAATGGATGTAATTAGTACTATAGTCTATTATTTGAATATACTTTATACATATGTGCCAAAAGATTTAGTTATAATCATTTTGTCCATATTGACTTTGTTATTAATACAAACTATTAATGATAAGAGGAAAAAGAAGAATGAGGAAGAAAAATAAAACAATGTCAAGTGCTGCTAAACTTAAAAGAACTATAACTAGACAATGCTCTATTAAGAAAAAATATGCTACTACTTACAAAGATATTAAAAAGTATTTCAAAGAGTTTAACAGAGTTGTATTTAGAAATAAACTATCTGCCTTTGGTGATGTATTAATCAAAGACCTAACTAGAGATAAGTGTATGGGTCAAGTGGTTACTATGGAGTGGAAAAGAAAAGGTACTAGATTTTACAAATTAGAAATGGAACCATCATATAAAAGTAAAAGAGACTTTTTAGATACACTGATCCATGAAATGGTACATTTATATCAAATGCAAAACTTAGGAGATAATGGTACTCACAATGGCCTATTCTGGTCGTTTGAACCTAAAGTGCAAAAGATCGGTTTAAGATTATAAAAAATTTATTATATTATGTTTAATAGTGAGAAGAATTATATTGATGAGTGGTTAAAGAAAC